CCACGTACCACTGTCGCGGTTGTTGAGCTCGGTTAAATCATTGTTGAGTGTGGACAGCCAGTCCTTTCGTCCAGCAGTAATAGTCGAAACAGCCATTAAAAAACGCCCCCTTTGCTGGAGACGTTTGCGTGGCTAATCAGGAGCGCCTTTGCGCCCCCCCCGAAAATTTTATCGAACATATTTTCTAGTCCTTTCTGGGACTAAGGACTGGCCGTACTAGCTACGCGACAATGATCATGCTGATGTATGACCCAAAGTTGCCGATCGCGAAGCTGTAACCATTGGTGATTGTGATCTTACCGGTGCTGGAGTCAAACTCCAAGTCGCTGGCCGGACTGCCACCTACTGAGCTTGTCTGCGCGAAGTAGGTAGAGATAGGATCGTAGATGTTGCTGGCAAGTTGAATGATGTCAAGGTGCTGGTTAGACGCGATGTTGCTGGGAATCGTAACGTACCCTGCAATCTCGATAACCACGCGCTTCTTGCTACCCACAACCTGCGTAGCTTTACGCCAACACAGATTCTTACCGTTACCCAAGCCGTTTAAAGCCGTGATTCCGGCCGTTGACCACTCGGTAAATCGCCAATCTGACTTAAGTTACTGTTTAAAGTGCTAAGCCAATCCTTTTGTCCCACTTGAATTTGTGTAACTGCCATTATCCAAGCACCACCTTTCCGGCGAGTGCTCGGTTACGGTTAATCAGGTGAGCGCGTACGCCCCCCCCACGTGAAATAATGAACATGTTGATTATCCTTTCCGGGCAAAAGGACTGGCTGAATTGGCGTCAGTAAGAGCGTACTAACATAAAATTGAAGTACGTACCTTGCTGATGTCGGCACCGTAGTTTTCTTCCGTCAACGTGAGCGTCGTACCGGACCGTGTAATTACACCGCCGACCGCCCAATTGGTGACCTGCGACCATGCCACGCCTTGACCAACGTCAGTGTCCGACGCAAGCCGCCCGAAATCAATCGACTTGTTGCTNGTGCTTAACGCTGACCCGATCGAAACGCTGCCGGTCGTGATTGCCAAATGGTGGCTGCCGATCTGATATACAACGGTAGACCCAGTGACGCTACAGCCGTTGATTGCTGTAATTGGCACTGTGGAAGACGATACCTTGTCGCCAATCTGGCTCAAATCGCTGTTGAGCGTCCCGAGCCAGTCTTTTTGCCCTGCTGTGATCTGTGTGATTGCCATCAGCGGTCACCGCCTTTCAAAGTAACGGAAACCGCGCTATCAGTGGGGTTTAAGTTACCCCCCCCACGGGTTACAAATGTAGTCATAATGCTACCTCCTTTTTAATTCCATGCCGTAGTCCGGCGCCAATCTGTCCACGTGTTGGCGAAACGACTGCGGATAAATTCGTTAGCCTCGCTGTCCACGAATACCTGTACCAAGTTGCTAGACGTGCCCTTAACCGACATGAATCCAGCCTTGCCGTCTGGATTGTTGCTTGCACTCGTGTTGGCAACGTAGTAAACCTTGCCTGGAGTGACCAGCGTGTTAAGGTCAGCGGTTGACGTTTCGGCGTTAAAAAAGCCCTGCACGTACGCTTGCATCTGCTCAGTAGTGGGCACTTGCTTATTGTTGATCAACGTGCTGTACCCATTGATCGTGTCTTGCGTGGCTTTAAGCTGCGACGTCATGCCGGTAAAGGCTGATCCATTTAAGATGTTGCTAAGTTGTGACTTAACCTCGCTGGCTTTGCTTTGCACTTCAGCAACCGCCTTGTCCATGTCAGACATGTATGGCGTAGTGTTGACGCCCATCTCGACCAGGTTAGGCAAGACGTGCAGCCAAACGTTGACCGTTGATACCGTGCCTTTGCTGTCCTTCACGTAAAAGTAGGTACTGTCCTTATCCCAATCGCCCTCATGCTTGAACATGCCGGCCGGGAAGTAGTACGTNACCCGTCCCGTTTGGGCATTGTCGCCAGGCTGATCAGTGTCAGCCCAACCAACGGCACGATATGAATCGCCTGCCGGGTCTGTGCCGGCAAAGCCGACCGACCGGCTGTCTTTAGTTAGGTCGTATGGCAATCCATTGGCTTTAATCCAAAGCTTGCAAAAAGCCCGGCTGTCACCAACCCGGCCTTGAAAGTTTTTGGTCAGGTCGATCAGCGTTGTGCCAGGCTTTAAGATGTCAAGCTCGACATACTCGTTAACTGCCATTGTTCCCCTCCTTTACATATACGGTTCTACGTAATCAAAAAGCCGGTCTAACGTATCGTTAGCCGACTTGAAATCGTTGTTTAAGTTGTTCAGCAGCTCATCATTTAGCGACAAGCTGTTAGGTATCCATAGCGATACAGTGCTTGTCAGCTCGCCGGTTTGCTGATCAATCAGCGAGTGATCGTTGTAGCATGCGACGACACTGTTAACCGCTGTCTGCACGTCCTGCATTAGGTGCTTGAGCCAGATGTAGGCGTTACGATTGATCAGCTCATCCGACAAGTCTGGCACCGTGTACTTAGGCACGTCAGTATCCATAAAAACGCCATTGACGGCATTTAAGAGCCAAGACGCTTTATTATAAACGTGCTGTACACAAGTACGATACGAGCTTGTCAGCGTGGTTAAATCGCTCATGAGCGTATAGCCTTTTTGATAGTCCATGTGCTCACCTCGCTATGTCCACAAGGTGGTTTGACGCCAAGCGGTCCACGTACCATCTGACAACCACGAACGAACGTAAAGCTCGTTGTTGTGAGTGTCATGCAGAAACTGCGTACCGTTAGTACCAGTAGTGCTTGCAACCACAATCATGTTGGCATACGTCTGACCGGATAAAGGGCTATGCGTCAGCGTCTGCCCGTTGGTGTAGTAGTAGCCATTGGACTTAACGTTGTTTAGGTCAGCCGTGCTTAGGTTGCTTGTAGCGATTGAGCCAGGGTCGCCCTTAGGGCCTTGAATGCCTTGAATACCCTGCGCACCAGTGGCGCCGGTGTCCCCCTTATCGCCTTTATCACCTTTAGGGCCTTGAATACCTTGCGGACCTTGTGCAAGCAGCATCCAGTATTCTTGGTCGGTTACGTCCTCACCGTCATTAGCCCGTACGCAGACATAGCTGCGGTTGCCATTAGATACAATATCTAGCACGTGGTAGTTGGTATTGAGCTGGAACTCGCCACGTGCATGTACAGTGTTAGCCATCTAGTCACCACCTTTCGTTAGCTCCATTGAGTCGTCTGACGCCATGCCGTCCAGGCGCCGTTATGCTTATTACGGATATAAAGATTGTCCGACACCGTATGCATGGTCTGCGTGACAATTCCGCCGGCATTAATGACTTTGAGCAAGCCAGTCTCGCCGTTTGGCTTACCGTTAACACTCGTCGAATTAACACCATAGTAGCCAGAAGTAGTTAGCCCATCACACGTGCCAGAAGTAACCGCCGTAACCGCAAACGGGTCTTTTAAAACGTCGTTAGGGTCTTCAACCGTCATATGCCAGTGGCCATCACTTTTGTTAACGTACGGCTTATAGCTCTTGCCGGACATGCCAGTTGCACCAGTAGCGCCCTGCTCGCCTTGTACACCTTGCGGTCCTTGTGCACCTTGCACACCTTGCTTGCCTTGCGGGCCTTGCACACCTTGTGCACCAGACATATCAGTGACCAGCGATGCCTTACCACCAGTCCATACAAACAGCTTGGCATTATCTGCGTCATCGACGGTCGAGTCGATAATCGCAAAGTCGCCTTCGCTCAAATCGTTTGGTCCGTTAGCGTTAAGCAGTGCCACGGTTGCATAGGTCTTCTTAATGCTGAAAGGCTTGCCGGCCGGCCCTTGAATACCTTGCGGGCCTTGAATGCCTTGCTTACCCTGTGGGCCTTGAATACCCTGTGCACCAGTGGCGCCGGTATCCCCCTTATCGCCTTTATCACCTTTCGGCCCTTGAGCTACGATGCCCAAGTCAATATCAGTTGTTGCCAATTTCTCACCGCCTTTCTATGACCAGAAGTTGATCTGACGCCATGATTTCCAGGAGTTACTCCACCGTTGCCGTACCCAAACATCACCAGAGTTAATCTGGTAGATTGTCTGCACTATCATATCGCCACCGTGATATGCATCGACTTTCATGGTGAACCAGTCGCCCATATCAGTACCAGTGGTCGGATGATTAGTGTAGTTAGACAATGCGTTAGGCATGTAGTACTTGCCCGTAGTCGTGTAGTTATTAAGGTCTCCGCTTGATACAGTCGTCGTATCGTCGGCGTTTGGTATGCTCGGCTTGCCCGAAATGTTAGCCCACGTCAGGTCGGACTTAGTAGCCACATTAGGTTTACCCGAGATGTTTGACCAAGTTAAGTCGCTAACATATGCGATCTTTTGCCATGTTCCCCAACCGCCGGTGCTAGTATCACGATGACTGCGATACCATAGATGCTCCGTCGTGTTATCATTGCCAGACCACCCCAGCAAAAGCTGTCCAGAACCACCTCCAGCTACGTTAAGTACGTTGCCGTATGGCACTGGATAGCCGTTGTTGTAGACGGTTGACATTGATACACCGCTTGTGCGTGGCAGACCCGTTGTTGGAGCATTAGCAGTCGTGCCAGATGCCGTTGCGGTGTAGTCGCCTAAGTCTTTCAGCGTATCAGCATTACTTGGCCCAGCCGGACCAGTGGCACCAGTTTCACCTTTGGGCCCCTGCGGTCCTTGTACGCCTTGAATGCCCTGCTTGCCTTGTGGGCCTTGCACGCCTTGTGGGCCACGCGCGCCAGTATCGCCCTTATTGCCTTTGGGTATGGTAAAGCCAGACGATAGGCCGGCAACCGTACAGCTTGTTGAGCTGAGCGAAGTGATACGCCAGAAACCGATGTCAATGCCATTGCCGTTGGGGTACTGGTCAAACACGATGTCGCCAACCTTAGCAATGTCGCTAGGCTGCAAGTTTGAACGAGCAAAGGTAGCCGTTTGACCGCTAGAGCCGTTGCCGGATATATCACCGTTGTACTTGATGATGTTGGACCCAGTTGGTCCAGCGGGACCAGTAGCACCTTGCGGACCAGTCGGCCCGGTATTGCCTTGTGGGCCTCGTGCACCGGTTGCTCCGGTCTCGCCTTTGGGACCCTGTGGACCACGCGCTACCACGCCCAAGTCAATATCCTGTGTTGTCACTCACTCACCTCCTAACTCCATTGTGTCGTTAACCGCCATGCCGTCCACGTGCCATTGTGCCTTGTACGCGTATAACAGTCGCAGTCGCACTGTCAATGTACGTCTGCCATACTTCGTTGCTATTGGCCCTAATTGTCAGCAGACCACTGGTTGACGGTATGTTGGTAACCGTGCCATCGATACGATAGCTATCGTCCATCGTAAGGTCGTTAGCGTTGCCCTGCGTAATCACACCAACGATAGCCGGCATGTCAACGTTGTTGATCAGCCGGATATGCCAGTGCTTGTCGTCCGCAATATACGGTTGCCACGTTTGACCATCTTTGCCGTTGGAACCGTCTTTGCCAGGTGCACCATCTGCACCTTTCAACGACGCAAGCCATTGTGCCTGTGTACCGGTGTAGCCATTGGCTACGGCAACTTCGTACGCCGACTTGCCGTCAGCTCCAGCATCACCTTTTTCGCCTTTAATCGTGCCCATCTTAGGCTTGATCAGCGTCCACATGTTGTCCCCATCTGCATTGTTAAACAAAAAAGCACCCGTAGGTGCCAGTTTGGGAATCTTATTCTTGCCATCGGGACTGGCCACGAGCATCTCGCCACCTTGTAGCTCGGTGGTCGAGTGGTCAAAGCCGACAAAAGCGCCGGGCTTGACCGTGTAGTTGCCATTAGGGTCGGTTGGCTCAACAATCGTGCTGTCCGGCTCTTTGACCAGCTTGCCGGCAATATCAGCGTCTTTGTCCAGTGCGCTTGTGTAGCTGCCTAGACCAGTCTTGCTGTCATACTGCCACATGTCGGCGTTGCTTGGCTGACTACTGCCCCACGCCGCAATCCAACGGTACACGCCCTGCTTAACAAGCGTTGCGTTGTCAAACTTAGCGTAGTTGCTCAGCGAGCAGTACAGGCCAGTGTTCCAGCCATAGCCCGCCCAAGCTTTACGAAACGACTCGAAAATGCTTGACCATGAGCCGGCAATCGTGCCTTCCATATCAAGGAAGTAGTACACGTTCGGTTGAACGTTAAGGCTCTTGGCATTGTTGACCGAGTACTGTAGTTCGCCGTCCACGCCTTCGTAGTAGTGATAGACATGGACAATCAGCCCGGCTTTGGTCGCGTTGGCAATGTGGTCTGCTGCGTGCTCATCACGCGTTACGCCATGACCGATACGCACGACAACCGCTTTGACGCCGTTAGCCTTCAGGCTGGCCCAGTCGATACTAGTTGGCTGCCACTCCGATACGTCAACTACGTTTGCTGTTGTCAAATGCCTTCACCTCCGTTTCGTTCCAAGCACCATTGCCTTCACTGGTGTTGTTGGCAATGTTAGTAATGGCGATACTCTGCTTTGATATTTGGCTAAACGCCTTATTCAGGTCGTTTCTTTGCGATGCTTGATAGTCGAGAATGTTTTGAGCATTAGTGTTCAGCGTAAATACTGAGTAATTCGTTTCACTTAGCGGATACCAATCAAAGCCAACAACCGCTAGATTAGTTGAAAGCTCACCATCTGGAATCATGCAGTGAATCTTATCACCAGGAATAGGTTTCATATGCGTATAGGTGGTGACTTCAACCGTTAGTGCTGGTTCTGGTTGCAATTGAGCTAAAGCGTATTGACGCATCGACTCAGTATCATGAAAACGTTCATCTTCAATCTGCTCTAACGGATGTTCACCGTATTTGTTGATTGAGTCCAAGTCCTTAACCCAAAACGGAGCAAAATAGTAATACTCAGCCGATGTGGACGTTGACGTTCCACCGGAATCATCAGATGAACCGCCGGCAACAATTTTTGCCATGTCATCATTACGTTCCCACCACGTCGGTGGATAGTAACTGATAGGCTCTGTTTTGCACACCTCACCAGGTTGTGGTTCATAAATCATCGTGTTGTTATCCAGTGCCAAACAGATGTGATGACTAGCACCTTTTGAGCCATAGAAGCCCATGTCACCCGTCTGTACCTGATCACGGCTAATTTCATGACCGTAGGATTCCATTGATACGGTATAGGCCGGAATGTTGATCCCAAAATCATAGTAGACTCTGCTGACAAAGCTCGAACAGTCCATGCCATTGTACGGATTGGCAGTTCCAACCGGTCGACCATAGCCATATTTATATGGGACACTGAGATACTTTTTAGCGTCAGCAATTACCGCTTGTGCGCCTGCTCCACTACTATTGCCACTATCAGAGTCGGTCTCAGTTTCTGTTTCGACAGAATACTTAGCGCCTACGCAAAAGACTTCATTGGTAAGACTGGTTGAATCATACGTGAGCTTGAACTCGGTCGTGTTGTACTCATAGTCCAATCGATTACCGTAGTCTTTTTCGAAATCATCAATGTTGTAGACTCGAATATTCCGATTGTCTGGAAAGATAACAGCATTAGGCCAGTGCTCAACAATCTTGCTTAGCATATCTGTACCATTACCGTCTTGCAGCTGTTCAATTCTTGACTTGCCGAAGTTACCAATGATCTGATAGGTAAACCCAAGCGAATTACCATCCAGATAATATTTAAGAACGTCTTCAAGCGAATACCAGATTTGGTTTTCTTGATTGTCGCCCTCGTCGGTTTTGGTGATAGTCGTATTGCCGTTTTGAGTAACGCTTGAATTGTCGCCGCTCGAGCCGGTATCGTCTGGATTAGCCTTAACGTTGGTCGATTGGCCTGAGCTTGGATCGCTCGTGTCAATATACTGCTTGTACTTACGAATTCGGCTGACTTCGTTATATACATGCGTTGCGACAACGTCTTTGGCTTTCGTACCGTCAACGAAGTCAGGAATACACTGCTTAACAATGTATTCTTGGCCGTCATAGAATACCGACGACTCATCATCAAGCATGTTGTATGATACTGAACCATCATCTCTTGCGGTGAACTGCAACTGCCATGTTTCATTCATAGCCCAAGTGATGTAAAAACTGTCTGGGTCAAGCGAGCTCAACCCCAGTGGCTCGATTTCGGTGCGTTTCAAGCCACGAACTAGCAGTTTATCCATTATAGGTAAATGAACGGAAAACTAAACGTAATATCAACGCTGTCTGCACCGGAGACGTCAATATCGTTCCACTTTTTTCCAAAGTGATTGTTCCGTAGTCAGTATTCGCACTCGCTGGATTGCCGTTGAGCGTTGTGCTAATGCCATCAAGAATAATCTGCTCATTGCCATTAGAAGAATTTTTATAGGTATATGAGCTGCCGTTAGTCTTATTTGTGAGTTTCATTTGCGAACCACTAAATTTGAACAAAATCCGCAAATCGTGTTTTTGCTTATAGGGTTCAATTGCAATGTCGCTTGCGTTGTAAACCTTGAACGACTTGCTTGTGAAATGATAGCTTGGCAGCGGTTCTGGCAAGTTCATACCAAACTGCCAGCCATTAGCGATGCTAGGCAATGAGTCACTACGATAAAGCGAATAACGATAGCCGCTTGGATTATCGAAATTCTCAGTAAATGATGCATAGTGCGCCCCAGCCTCAGTCGGAGCAATTTCCGGTGGGTTAGGTACGACAAAACGCACTATCGTCGGTTCGGTATCCGTGCGGATGCGAATCTTCTCACGCGAAGAAAACAGCCGGTTAATTTGGTGTTTAGCCAGCTTATAATCCTGCCAATCTTCAAATCGTAAGAAGAACTTAGCCGGCACTTGATAATTACTGTATGTTTTGTATTGATATACAGTGCCATCAATGCCAGGAACCTGCAAAAGTTGATTGGTTGAAGCCAACGTTGAATCATCGCCCAAATACTTAAGGCCTTTCACCTTGTCCGCAATGTCAAACTCGGCTTCATTGCCGATTTTCATATACAGTTTCGGTTTTTGCATTGGCTTACCCCCTTTTTAAGAAGACTTATTGTTAATCATTGATCTCGCCTTAATATCGTTGATAGTCAGCTAAACGCTGGTCCATACCGTAGTCGGTGTAGAACCGTTGACGGTTTCGCCGCGTCCGCATGGAGTTGTCGTTTTGACCATTTGCCATGATGGCGTCAACCTGCTGCTTACCAACGCCTACTACCTGTGCAAGCAAGGAAACCGCTTGAGTTAGCAGTTTCTCAGTATTGCTATTACGGTTTTCGTAGCGTTGAGCAACGGCCTGAGTTCCGCCGCCATCACTTTCCATCTTGTCCAGCGTTTCGTTGATCAAAGACAAAGCACGTGGCCGCTTATTAATGTCCATTGGAATAATGGTTTCTGGTAGGCCTTTTTCAGCAATTTCATAGAAACCGTGCTTACGAACTTCGCCACCATATTCATAGCCGTGACCATTACCAAGTGCGGACAGACCTGGGCCGTATCTGTGCTTGGCGTAGTTCAAACCGGCCAGCAGGTCATCAAAACCGTTCCACAAGTCACCGTGGCCTGGGAGCTTATACGCATCGAACGTTTTACGCTTGGTCTGCATAAGCCCCAAAGCTGGACCAGAACCGTCACCATCTGGGTCGGCACCAGGCTGTTTAGCGTGCGGGTTACCGCCAGATTCGGTCTGAATTTGACGCAGAACCTTGTCAACAAGGTTGCTGCTCAATCCCAACATGGATAAGGCACGCAAAACAGCTGGACGCCATCTTGCAACGCCGGTTCCTGGCGGGTTGGACATTTCAGCCATCTGGTCTTTCAATACGTTCGCAATGCTCTTGGCAAATGCAACCGCACTAGCAGGACCAAAGTCGGCAACAAATGGCGTATTTGACTTCCAATCAGTCAGTTTCATAATCAATTGCTTAGCAGCGCTTTGAGGGTTCTTTTCAAACATCTCGGAAAGTTTTTCCATTTGACTGTCTGAAAGTGTACCGTCGGCATATTTATGTACTCCAATAGAGTTCATAAATTTGTACGTATCTTCACCGCTGAGCACTTGTGTTCCTTGTGGAGCGTTTGGAATCAAGGTATTCCGCTTTTGCGGAATCATTGCTTGCCCATTAGGGAAAAGGACCAGCTCTTTCCAATGTGGACGAACTGAATCGTTAACAAGCATATGACCGCCTGGATGACCATTACCCGTACCATCAGCATATTTGATAGCTGACAAGTGCTTGTCGCCACCAAAACTGCTGATAGTCGAGTTGATACCAGAGATGCCCTTGTTTAACCGGCTGATAACGTCTTTCATGGCTGATTGAGCGTAGTCAGGCAACTTGCTGAAACTGCTCTTAAAGTCTTTCTTAACACTGCCAAGCCAGCTGTCCCAACCTTTAAGGAACGCTGAACTAAACTTGGAACGATCACTTTCCATGTCGTTAAGGTACTTGCTTTCAGCCTTGTCGGCACTGCTCATGCCCTTTCGAACAGGGTCGTCAACCTTTTCCCACAACGACTTCCAATCACGATTGAACGCCGACCTGAACGAGCGAAGGTTGCGAGTCATTGACTTGGTGGCGCTATTGAACTCATTAACGAATCCGGCACGCTTGCCACCCATAGCATTGTTGGCAATCTTTGCTTGTTCAGCAATCAGCTTGCCAAACGGATCGCGTTTAATCGTCCGGTAAAGGTTCTGCACGTCCTTGTTGACGGTTCGCAAGCCGTTGTTCTTGCCACTCATTGCCTTAATTGACTTTTCAGTCAGTTGGAAAGCTTTAGCAGCTTGCTTAAGTGGAGCCGATAATTCCTTCCAGTAGCGAGCTGACGTACGAACCGACTTGCTCATAGTTGACAATTGACGGTTAATATTGGATTTGCGAATCTCTCGCGACATCTTGTTGAAATAACCGCCCATGTCAACTTTCTTCATTGCTTGAAGAGCTTTGGTATACGCCTTAACGGCAGTTGTCATTTGTTGAACAAGTTTGCGGTCAGACGCAGAATATCCGGCGTTCTTGGATACGCTCTTCTTGGCTGAAGAACCAGAGAATGCCTTTTTAAGGCTATCCCATCCTTTGCCAATCGTTTTACCGATTCCACCAAATATTTTGCCAATCTCCGTGGCTGCCTTTGATGCATTACGCTTAATCTTTGGCCAAGCCTTTCCTAAAGCAGCGCCAATCTTGGAGCCTGCACTAGCACCAATTGTTCCGCCAAGCAATGAACCGGCAGCCGTTCCAATTGGGCCGAACACAGAGCCTAATGTTGCACCAACTGCGGTGCCAATAGCTCCACCGGTAGTGCTACCGATTGAACGACCAACGGCTTGCGCTCGTTTTTTCTTGGAACTTGTGGTAAGTGCCTGGAATAAGTCGACAGCACCAATTGCAATGGTGATTCCACCACCCATTTTGGCGCCAAGGCTCTTAGCAGCACTTAACGGTCCTTTAGATTCAGCAGCTGACTTAGCAACCTTGCCGGCAAAACTTTCACCAGCTTTAGCGCCGCTCTCAGTTGCTTCTCTAACAGCAGGTGAAAACAGTTTTTTAGTCTTGATGTTGCTCTTGCCAACCGTGTCAGCCGTGCCCTTGACGAAACTTTCGCCAGCTTGTTTGCCAAATGTAGCAGCGTCTTTAGCATGACCGCTAAAAATTCGTTTAAACCATGATGCCTTGTTGCCAGACTTGGAAACAGCTTTACCGGCTGATTCCATTGCCGGCCCAGCCTCTTTTTCAACATCTTCGGCGATTTTGGTTGCCGTTCCGCCGGCGCCACTGCCTCCCTTAGGTGTTTTGCCGTTCTTATCATTGATAGAAATGTCAGAACCAATGTTCGATCCACCGCCAGAAACGGTATTGTGTTCTTTCCACAATCGCACATTCCGTTCCAGCTCACGGTTCTCGGCTTTGATTTGGCTTTCTTCTTCGGTAATTCCTGGCATGTGCAACATATTTTTAAGGTCTTGGCGGACGGCACTCATACCGCCGACCGTTTTCTTAAGGGCCTTAAAAGTTAATACTGCACCGCCAACTACACCAAGCACAGTACCTAATTTCTTAGGAAAGTCATCAAAGAACCCAGAGACGCGCTTGCTAACTGATTCTGGCAACATCTTTTCGATTCCTTTTCCAATGTCTCCAAATACACTGACGACTTTGGAATCGAATTTAACCACATCGGCCAATCCAGATACGAAACCACCAAAGAAATTAAGAATGCTACCTGCGTTATCAGCAATCGTTCCTGCAAGTCCTTTAAAAGACTTATCAATCTCTTTAAGAGTCTCTTGCCCTTCTTTTGAACTTGCAAATTTGCTGAATGCATCAATCGTTTGGTTAACGGCTGGTAAAAGTGAGTTCCCAATATCAATCGCAATTGCGTCAATATTGGTTTTAAGGCGTTGCATTGCCATCTGCGTTGACTGCATGTTCTTTCGAGCCAAGCGTTGAACGTAGTTTGTTTTTCAGCGTCTTTTTCTTTCTTAACGAGGTCATCCATGGCTTTAGCATTTTGAGCCAGCACCATAGCAGACTGTTGACCAGTCGTGCCAAATACGGCTTTGAAGAAGGCACCTTTGTCAGCCTTGCCAAGCTTGTCAGTATGCTCATTGATGATTTCCATAATCTTAGACAGTGGCTTTAACGAACCATCTTTGTTTTTGAAATCATCAACGCTCATCCCGTATTTTTTAAGGGCTTCCTGAGCGCCTTTTGTTGGCGCAATCAGAGAGTTAATTGTCTTACGCAGACCAGTACCAGCTCGTGTTCCTTCAATACCGGCGTTGGAAAGCTCACCGACAGCCGCAGTGGTTTGTTCAACTGAGAATCCGGCTTGGTGGGCTGAAGCTGAAACGTAGCTCATAGCCTCGCCCATGGATTGGAAGTCGGTAGCCGTCATATCCGCAGCATAGGCCATAGCATTAGTTACTTCTTTAGTATTCTTAACCATCTCTTCGGTGGCCTTTTTACTATTGCCAGTAACCCGCAAGCCGAATGCGTCAACAGTGCTTGAGACATTTTTAACAACATCCCCAAAGTCATCACCAGAAGCACGTGCCGCTTGGAGCATTGACTTCATTGAGCCGATTGATTGTGTAGCAGTGAAACCACGCTTTACTAATTCTGTGTATTGGTCAGCAATTTCTTTTTGCGAATAACCATACTCTTTAGAATAACTAGCGGCATTTTTCTCCATGGTGCCAACTTTAGCTACTTCTTCACGAGCATCTTTGGCACTTTTAGCACCAGTTTCTAGCAGGTTCCTGGTAGTCGTCCAAGACTGTTGCAAAGATGCAGCCATTTGGATTGACTTACCCATCGCCGCACCCATAGGTACAATTGCGGCCGTTGCCATAGCAAAGCCGGAACGCACTGAACGGCCCCACTCACGAATATGTGATGTGTTGGCTTTGGCGCGCTCATCAAGCGTATTCATCGCACGTGAAAGACGTGTAATCCCACCATCGTTTACCGTAGCTGCTTGACGTGAAACTTCTGCAATTGACGTCCGAACTTTCATTGCCGCAGTTGCTTGCTTGCCGAATTCAGTGTTCGCCTGTGAGACTTTTTCACTTAATCCGCTGAGCTTAGCGGATTCTTTTTGATATTCAGCTGAATTTTCGCCATGTTCGCGTCGAACCTTGTCAACAATTGACGCTTGGTTTGCGTATTCGCCACGCATTTTAGCCAATTTAGTCTGCAAGCGCGACGTTTCGCTGACTTCTGAACGATATTGAGTTACCAGTGCACGATGTTGTTCACGATACGACGCTGATTCCGTACGGTTGGCCGAAAACATACGTCCTTCTGCTTTTAAAGCATCGACATAGCTCTGCATGACGTTCTTGACGCTTTCCGTAGCTTGACGGTTCTGCACCAATCCAGAGTTGAACTGCGCCATAGCAGAGCGAACATTGCGCATGTTTTCTTCGAGCTTATTAATTTGGTGGCGATAGTTTTCTATTTGGCGTGCCTGTTTAGCGTAGGCATTGGCATCATCTTGGTTTTTAAACGATCCGTCAGCTTTACGACGTTCGTCAATCTTAGCCATTGACTGGTCAAGTTCTTTGATGATGTTGTTGTAATTGCGAATTTGCCGTTCAGACTGCTCCAAACGGAAATTATAGGCACTAAGTGTACCCTCGCCTTGCTGAATGGTTTCAAAGCCAGCCCGCATGTACGATTTCATCGCACTAGCTTCATTTTTCATTTGCCGCAAGGTACGAACGACACCACGGTCTTCCATATCAACGGAAAATGTATAGCCATCAACAACCGCCATTTGAACTCCTCCTTTCCTTCAGTTCATCAAAGCGTAAATCCGCCGGTTATTTGATTCATCAATGCCAATGGGTCTTGAATACGATCCTTGCGAGATTTAGCGTTTTGAGCAGCCGTAAAATCGCTAAAGGAAGAGTTATAGAAATCGCCAGGCAAAATGCCGTTAGATAAGGCTTGCTGGGCCATGTAATCAATATCCTCAGTGAGATTCTTTAAATCCCAAATTAGCCTTCTTCGCTTGATTTTGGGTCTTCACCCTTGTTTTCTTCCTCTTCTGGCTGGTCGATTTGTTCCGTGACTTTCTTGATCCGTTGTTGCATTTTTTGAACACTTGGAACTTCCATGCCCAGGAACTTATCCACAGCTTCGGAATAAAAAGCAAATACGTCTGAATATGGCATGCTTTCAAGCTTTTTGGTATCAGTCTTGGTCAAGTCTAGCAACTTGCCCGTTTCAATGATTACTTGTTCTGAAATGGCGTCATTGTACTGCATGAAGGTTGCATTATCGCTTTTTTCCTTATCAACTTTATCGATTGCACTAAAAATGTTTTCCATTCCAGCGTCGATCTTTTTAATGTTGCTGAAAGTATCAACAATCGTGAAATCCTTGCCCAACACATCTTGGGCCTTAAACGTAACAGCTTTTGCCATTAGATTATTTCCTCCTTAGCAATCGTTTCACACTTACTCGTCTCTGTTCTCCAAAAGGATACTTAATCGTTAATTAGTGGCTTGACGGCGTTCCAGTTGAACTAGATGCACCAGCGGAAGTAGTGCCACCATGCGGTGAACCGTCAGTCGTACCATCAGTTGAAGCCGTGACAAACTTCTGGCCAGGGAATACCGCATCGAAAACCTTTTGCTTGCTAAAGTTAGCTGCACCAGCACGGGTTACCGCGTAATTCTTGCCGTTAAACTTGTCATACCCAAGTGACGTAAACGTAAGCGTGTCGTCTTCACGGGTTTCAGCCGTATCCGTGTTAGTCTGCACGTTTTGAGTGGCTTCAGTGAACACACCCATGCCGAAACAGTAGTACACGGATTCGTAGGTAATAGGGCTTTGAGTTTCGATAATCAGTCCTGCGTACGTTGGCTTGTCTTGGTCAACGCACAGTCCACTGTTACTCAATTGTGCCCGTCCCAAAAGTTTTTGCTTAACTTCTGGATTAATAAGGTTTGCAGTGATGGCAACCGTTGGACTGGCAGGCGGATTGGTAACGTCAACCACCTCGTTGTTACCAGTAATCTTGGTTAGCGTACCAGACAGGTTGGAAATATTAGCCGTCTTAGCACCCAAGTTCATGTGGCTCTTGTTAGTGTCAATTGCGTAGACTCCGGTTTCGGAAACACCCTTAGTGGCATCTACGACAGTCGTACCGTCTTCATTCTTGACGGCTACGTAAAGCATCTTTAAACCGATGTTAGCCATATGTGCTATTCCTCTCTTTCTCTATAATTAAATTTCAGTGTTTGAATAATGTTTTGAGAATCCGGCGACATAATGTGTCCTGCATCCACATAACATCGAATATTCCGAGCAAGTAAAAAGGCCTTGACCGCCTTTTCGGTCAAAGCCATATCGCCTTTATAATTGAGTGGATAGTAGAACTGAATCGTAATACGACGCAGAATGCTGATTACATCGTCGTTGCCGTATTCCTGCTCGCCAGCCGAATCCTCGGAAACAACTAAAATCACGTCTTTGTCATCGACGTTTTCGTTGTCGACTTTGTAGGGACAAATGTTGTCAACTTTCAGCCCCACTAATTGATCAACATTACTGCATAACAGCCCTACAATCTTAGCGACCGGTGTCATTCAATCTTGTTCTTGATGACTTTGCGTGCCTCGTCACTCATCGCATGAGCCATACGTTCGTCGTTTTCGTCACCAATTCGTTTAAAAAAGTCATGCCATTCTTCAGGAGCGACATGCTTATAGGGGCCGCCGAATTGGTTTCGCACGTCAAAGCCATCATTAAGCAGACGAGCAATGTATGCCTTCTTGCCTTTCTTGGAAAAGCCAATTTCATACTTGCCACCGGTCGTGATTTCGTGCGTCAAAGTGTCCGCCAAATGCTTTGTGCCATTCTGATATTTGCGATCACTGCGATGCTCGTTCAAGAATGTTTGCATTGAGCCTTGGTAGACTTTTGAACCGGCTTTATTGACTTTTTTTCTTTCATCGATGGTGAAACCATCACCAACTCTTTCCAAAAAGCGGTCAAAGCCAGCTGATTTCATATCGAACGACAATTGGCTACCTCCTATGAGTGCTTAACAACCTTTTGACAGGTAATCAAGTCAAACCCGTCAGCAGTCAGCCCGTCATCGTATGCGATGCTTTGAATGGTGAAAATATCACCATCTTTGCGAATCTCATACTCGTCCGTGATGTTTGAATCATGGCGAATGAAGAACACAACTGCTTTGGTGATTCCAGCACCTGCTAAGGTTATCTGCTGCGTCTGAGTAAGCGACCATTGCCCAGCCCAACGTTCAAACTCTGGAACAAAGCCCTTAATTGGCTTGCCAGTATTTGGATTGAGCTGATCAGTAGCTTTCTCCTTCCCGAATTCGATTCTGAACCGCATTCGAGAAGGATTGATTGCTTTGGTCATGGCTGGTCACTCTCTTTCAGAAACATTTGGTAGCGGTAATCATCTTTCATCGAGTTAATCAGTGAATAGAACGCCATTGGGACTTCGAAAGTCTGCTGTGTTGATACAGCTTCACGATGACTGTAAAGGTGCGAAACCTCGATAATCACCGCAGTTTTAAAGATTTCGTTGTCGTCAAAGAAATCGTCAATCTCTTCGCCAACCTGTCCAATGACATCCCTACGTGCAGCCTTAATTAAGGTCATCAAAAGCAAGTCGTCAGTGTCTGTATCCAAGCGCAAAGACAACTTAACCATCGACAAATCGTCATCACTGACTTTTGCCAGCAAGTCCTTGATTGCCATAAGACCACCTCACTAAGCATTTACCTTGTCAAGTAATTGCTGTTTAGTGTCAGATGCACTGTAGGCGATGCTGTGAGCGTCCATGTACGCCTTGATTTCAGCTACCGTCTGAGCGTCCGTAGGCTTTACGCTGCCATTAGGATCAAACGTTGGCGTTGTCTGAGGCGTACCGCTCGTACCCGATTGAGTATCACCGCTTGGCTTATTAACGTTTGTACCTGGTTTGGCACCCCCGCCCGTTGGCGGGGTAACTATTTTGACGCTTTAGCCAGGCGGAATGCACTGGACAGTTTGATTTGGTGGTCCATCCAAGCCGTAACAACGAAGTATTCGATACCCGTCTTAACGTCCTTATCTTGTTCGTACAGAGCGCCCAAGTCGTAGTTGTATTGGCTGTAAGAGAAGTCACCAATAACTGGCGTAGTAGCAGCATCAGTAAATACAACAGGCTTGCCCAGAACAGCAGACGGTTGAGCACCGTACAACGTGGAAGAACCATTAGCCAGCGTCTTAATAATGCTCAGGTAGTCCTTGTAAGTCATAACGATCGTTGCGTTTTCACGGTAGGATTCGTGCAGGTCAGCAACGGCATTCGTAATAGCCTCGTACAGGTCAGCACCGTTAACAGTCTTGATGCCTACAGTTGCGTCATAGAATGACATGTGCTTTTCAGCGTCCCTTTGTGGAGCTGGGTTAAATGCTACTGAACGTTCCTTAGTCGTAACAGCGTTGCGCAGGCCTTGTTCAACGTAGGCGAACAGGTTGGCGTCTGAGCCAAGCATAACCGTTTCAGACATCCCGACCATTGCCTTAAACTTGTTCCGGCCGAACGTTACCGTGTCACCCTTAGCAGCAATTTCCTTAGCCGTTTCAGTGTCGTTAATGAACGAGTCATCATCGATAGTGAATTGCAGACGCGGGATTTCAAGGTTGGTGATTTGCGTAACGGTAGAGATTTCACGCAGTGGGTTGGTTTCTTCTGGAGCGGAAATGATGTCCGTGGAAACCGTCTTAGGCAGGAACTTGTTACCGCCGGTTAAATCGTTATCGCCCAGGGCTTCGTATACGTCTTGACCAACGTTTTCCTTAGCCATGGTCTTGCGAATCAGCTCAGCGAAAGCATGTTCACGCTTTTCCTTTGGACTCATAGCGCCAGATTGCTTGTTCTTGACAAGTTGCTTTTTCTGTTCAGATTCTGCTTTGTCATATTGTGCTTTCAGCGTGTTGTAACGTGCCTGCAAAGCATCAACTTGTTTTTGTTGAGCAGAAAGGTCGTCCACAGTGGTCTTTGGATCGGCTGCAATTTGAGCCAGCTTTTCGTTTGCATCTTTCAGTGCTTCCCCAATGTTCAGCACGTTAGTCTTTAAATTATAAAAATTCATAATTTTCCTCCTTCATATTTGCGACTTCTAGCCGCATTGCGCCTGCACGTTTCTTGGCGTTTTCCACAATTGCCTTTCGCTTTTCTTCCAAAGCTTTGTCATCCTTATCCGAATCAGCTTTAATCGTTTGCAATAACTGCTTTGGAACGTTGCGATAGCGTTGTGCAAAACGTTTATCGATAGATGCAGCGGCTTTATTTGGCTCCATAACCTCATCTGCAAGGCCATAGTCCACGGCCTCTTGCGCCGTCAGCCACGTCTCGTTATCCATCAACTCTTTCAACGTGCTCTCGTCCAATTTGCCGTCAGCTTTGTTTAAATACGTGACTACGCTCGCTTTGGTGATTTGATCTAAATCATCAGCTTGCTTGCGTAGCTCATCTGCATTGCCGACAGCCATGGTCCAAGGGTTGTGAATCATCATCATTGCGTTTTTGGGCATAAAAATAGCGTCACCGCTCATTGCGATAACGCTTGCGATTGACGCTGCCAAACCGTCAACATAGACATTCACTTTTGCTGGATTCTGTTTCAGCATGTTATAGATTGCGATACCTTCAAAAACTGAGCCACCAGGGCTGTTGATGTGCAGATTAATATTCTTTACATCCCCCAATGATTTCAAAGAGTCACGAAATCCAGCAGCCGAAGTATCGCTGTCATACAGCTCATCAGTAACGATTTCGCCGTCAATGTACATTTCAGCGACGTTAGGTGTTGAGATGTTTTCCATGACGGTTAAATACTTCGGCAAGCTGTTCAGTTTCTTTGTCATTGGTGTCACCTCCTTTCTCTGATTCAGCTTTCTCGCTTTCCGGCGATGGTTCGCGCGAATTACGGTCTTGAATAGCCAAATCAATTGGATACAGGTCACCAGTAATCCACAGCTGGTTAGCCGTATCGTCTTTAACCGGCGGTAAGTCTTCCAACTTACGCAAGTCGTTAGGCGATGCAATGCCATTCCGAATCATCATCTGGTAGAAATTGGTCCGTGCAGCTGTATCACCACGCAAAAGACCATTGACGTTGAATTTGAAATACATGCCTCGTGCCCGCTGGGATTGAGTGAGCAGTTTGCGGTTAAATTCCGCTTCGTACTGTTTAACGATTGGAACAAGCGTCATCTTGACGAACTGAATCATCAACTGTTCGCTAAGAGTACCGGTCGATGTGCCAGTATTTTCATTCAAAAAAGCCAATGGCACGTTAAATGCATTGGCTATTCTCGAACGAGTAATTGATTCAGTTGTTTTTAAATCGCCAGGCTGGAATCGGCTTTCGAAACGGTCGAACGTAAATCCTTTTTCTTGTACAACCGCGCCACCGTTCTCTTTAATCATGCGTCTAAAGTCTTCAATCATGGCCCGGCGCTTTTCATCGCTAACGCTACGGTCATATTGAATGATATAGGCGTCTTTTTTGTTCATTTCAGACAATGAGAAATCCTCAACTGCCTTTTGAAAATCCAGTGGGCCTTTCAGCACGTCAATCGGACTAATGCCAACAACTCCGTCTAGCGGTGTAATATGTCGCACGTGAATCATTTCCGTGTTGTAGACCATGAAATGCCATTCAGAGCTATTAACTTCATACCAGATCGAGTTGTCGTCAAGGTTGCGTTTTACCACAACGGTTGATGGTTCAATCGGCCACAGCCTAATTGGCGTGCCAGTATTATCGCGCTCAATGAACGCATAACCGTTGCCGTCAGTGTTTCGAGATGTTTCAAGCTGATTAATCAGCGAAAATGACGTCATTGACGGGTTGGATTCGCCATTCAGCAAGTTTGAAAGGCCGTTATTGACTTCATCGTAGTTTTGATAGAGATGAATTGGCAGACTAGAAACAGTGTTAGCTAAGCGTGTTACAACGCTGAAGATTTCTTCGTTCGTTTGGAGCGAATTGTTTTTATAGCCGAAGACATTGTTGGCCCAAGGCATGAAATCGTAATGAGCGCCTTTCCAGTCTCCTGACCGTCCAGTTGCAAGCTGTTTAAAGCTTTGGACTAACACTTCCTTAGTTGTTTTCCAAAATCCCAAATTTTCACCTCCTTTCCATCGAAAAAGTCAAAATTCGTTCGAATCATATAGCGGTGAGAATGGATTCGATGGGTTTAACGGGCTTAAAGGGTCGTTGACGTTCGACATCCAGTCATCATCGTCATGTTTGAGGCCCAAATCGTCATCCCACTCATCGTCCCAATCTGGATCGTGTTTGTCGTTCATAATGCTCACCACCTATGTCAAGACACCACCGGTTAAAAACCGGTGGCTTGTAGCTCACGAACCTAATGGTTCAGAAGTGGTAACGCACTGACGTGCTTCTTCATATATGTGGCTACGTATGGACAGTTGACAATGCCCTCTGCTACCAACATATCAGTCGGTAACGTTATTTAGTGTATATTTAGGTTTTTCTTCACCACTAAGGTATCGTTTGCCCAAATCGTATAGATTCATAGCACCAACACGATCATCATTCGTAGTAAAACCGCAGTGTTTGCATTGATAGAGATGCATCGCATGATTACGGTTGGCCTTACGAATCTGACCACACTTAGGGCATCGTTGACTGGTATACTTGGCCGATACGATCAAGACTTGGGAACGTTGACTTTTGGCCTTATAGGTCAGTTTAGTTTGCAAGTCATAGAAAGACCAAGAATGCAAATCACGATTACGATCACGGGTGCTTTGATTTTTTCATCAAACGATACGTTGGTCAAGTCTTCCAAAACGAATAAGGTATTCTCACCATAATAGTTCACGAGTGTCTTAGATAAGCAATGATTAACATCACTCATCCAACGGTTCTCTCGCTGAGCCATTTTTTAAGATGTCGTTTGGCAGATTTAGTACCAGCCGATTGTAGTTTTGCCCGCAAGTAAGCATGTTTTTTACGTTGGTAAGCAACCCTTTTTCCATTAAAGAACTGGGTTTTTCCACGTTCATCATAAACGGTCATAACTTGACGCAAGCCACGATCAATGCCCACGATATGCTGATTACTGTCTTGTTGCCATTCGGCAACTTCTAATGTCACCGGAATATGCAAGAACCAATGGCCTTTAAGGCAAACCAGTTTGGCAGTGCCCAACTTCGCTTTTTGATCGAACCACGATTGAGTGTATTGGTCATTAAACGGTACTTTGATTCGTTGTCCTAATACATTTAAGGAAAGCAGGGTACCTTGCTTAACAAAGGAATAATTGATGTTTCGCAAGTAGTCAGCCTGTGGTCGCTTAAAGTTAATTGGTTGCCACAACCATTCCAAATCACGCGACACTGATTTCCAGATCGCTTTACCAGTCTTAGGGTCTCGCTTTCCGGTATCATAGCGGTAAGGGTGTTGTTTCAGTTGAGTAGCTACGGTCTTATAACGAGCTTCGACCGTCCGATAAGTTGACTGTGCCATTGCTGAATTCAACTGCGGAAATTTATGTCGAATGACATGATACATTTCAGCATTAAAAGCTTTGCGTTTGGTCTTGAAATGATTATCGAAGAACCATTGGCTAACCAAATTGCATACTTGTCGATAGGCTTCCGTAACCTCTTTAAACTGTTTTGCTTGTTCCGGTGTTGGGTATAAACGGATTTTAGCGGTTAGGGTTTGTTCCATATCGCTTCACCACCTTTCTTTATCCATTTTATCACGTAAAATAATATGGATAAAGAAAAAGTAAGCGTTGCTTGCCGATTTTGGGGCCTTATATCCACCGAATAAATTCGGTGGGTTTACGGCCCGCTTTAACTAAATGAAATAAATGTTGATGTTGCACCGCCACTATCCGGCTCAACCAACATGTCAATCATCGAAACGTGAGCATCAAGTGCAGCGGCAAAACCATCAATCTTTCGCGACATGGAAGTCTTGGTTGGCAACCAGTTGTCGTTACGATCTCGACGCAGACGAACGTTGTTGAGATACCATTTGAACATTGATTGATTGTTGAACACTACTTTTCCATCTAAAAGTAGTTCTTTGAAGTTTTGCATTGGCCCGCCAAGCGTGAAAAAGCCTTGTCGAACCTTTTCAGTAGTAAATCCAGCCTCTTCAAGTTCCTTGTTGAGCCGTAAAGCTTTAGCCGGGTCGTAGTTAATCTGTAAAATGTTGTACTTTTCAGATTGTTCCTTAAACCAATCGAGCACATAGCTGTAATCAACAAATTCACCTGGAATGATCGTAACTTCGCCAGCGCGTTCCCAAGCTCTAATTCGTTCTGGATTCTTGTCACGCTCGTAGCGTTTCTTTGGAATCCACGAATGTTCCAAAATAAAAACGCCACCGTCATCAAGCGGAAATTCCAAACAGGCAGAAGTAAAGTCCTCTGTGTCTGAAAGGTCGTATCCACCTATACAATCACGGTCGCGTAAGTCGTCAACATCAATGGAACGGTCGTTTTTCTCCAGTATTTCAGGAGTTATAAAACTCATTTCATCGGTTTCAGCAAAAATATTAAATTGTTTGGTTACCCAGTCTGCGTATTCTTTAGGCGAACGCCGTTCACTCTTGAAGTCATTGACCATATCGGCAATTTCCATAAGGCCAAAATTTGGATTGGCTTTAACCCACATATTAGGGTCGTCAATCTCTTTTTTGTCGTCCAGGCTTGCCAAGTAATAGAACGTACGTTCATTGACATTTTGATCGTAGTTCTTCAACGTATCGTGGCCTTGATCAATAAAATCAATCAAAGGACCGTCCAAAACGTAGCCGGCAGTCGTGATATACACAATTAACGCTGTTTTCGTGTCCCACGTGAGCGTTTCATGACGTTAATAAGGGTATAATCCTCATATTCGTGGATTTCATCGAAAACGCCAAAGTGAAGGTTCTCACCGTCCTTGTTATTCTTTTCAGCGGACATGGCAACAATCTTGCCGTTAGTCGCTGGAAAGCGAATTTCAGAACGGTTGGGGACAAATCGCTTTGAAAGCCATGGTGAGGCCGTAATCATATTACGAGCCTCTTCATAAAGAATGCTGGCCTGCTTTTGTGAGTTGGCTAAGAAATAGACGTTAGGACCGTTTTCACCATCAAAACCCACCATATAATCAGCAATGCCCGATTCCAAAGTCGTTTTCCCATTTTTTCGTCCTAGGAATACAAGTGCTTCACGGAATCTTCGCAAGCCAGTATCTTTATTAACCCAGCCAAAAATACTTCCTACAAAGAAGTGCTGCCACGGTTGCAAAACCAAACGTTTAAAATCACCTTTGGACGGATGGCATTTCTTTTCAATAAACCTGATAGGACGCCAAGCTTTCTCTTCGTCAAACACCCAAGGATAATTCGGGTCTTCTTCTGAGCGTTTTAGGTCCTTTAAATGACGTTCACAGGCTAATTTAACCCATTTTCCAGCGGTAATTGAGCCTTCAACCACCATTCTTGCGTAAATGGTGGTCAAAAGCATTGGTGCCGGCATTGTTAGAATGTGGCCGAGTGATTTTTCCTGTTCCACATAATCATTAGCCCACTTGACGATTCCTGAGTAATCCATGTCCAAAGGATTCTCATTAGAAGTCGTCGTCATCATCTGTCTCCTCGTCCTTAGCGTTAACAGCCATCGAAGCACGCGCAGTTGGTGTCAGCCCTAAATTGCGAGCTAAACGGTCAATCTGCTGTGATAATTGCATCTTTAATCGAATATCGGGACTCGGCTTGCCGTCTTTTTCACGTCCGTGTTTTTTGAGACGTGTGTTACAAGCCTTGTATTCCATTAACAGGTCACAATACATTGCAAGCTCGGCTACGTCAGCCTCGTTAAACAGTTGTGTCGGTTCAAACAGTTTTACAATCCGCTTAAACTCTTTTTCTGCACCCGCAGAAATGCCAAAAGGTGGTTTCATATTCTCAGCCGATACTTGCATGCGTTCTTCGTTGTGAATACGCCGGCTAAGCTCCTTTTTGGTCTTGTTATTTGGATTACCTTGTAAAACGTGTAGATAGGCACTTTGCGCTGTTCTTGGCATTTCGAGTCACCTCCTTTCGATATTTTTTTGATTGATTAATTTAGCCGAGGTGCTAAAATCAAATTTGAAAACGAATCGTCTGCGTTCAGTGAAAACTGAGCGCTTTTTTTGTGCCAAAAATCGGCTTTTAAAAGTTTTGAAAAACGAATTTATTGCACGGAAAGGCCTGGCACCGCTCCCGTGGGTTTTCATTTTTGAAATTTTCGAAGGTGGGGGCATGTTTAAACCCTTGCCACGCTTGAATTTAACGCCTTTCAGTACCCTTTTTCGCACCTTTGCCCGGCTGACCATCTCAACGTCACAATGCGTGAGAGTGCAATTTTGGGCCGTGTGCCGTGTCATGACTGCTTAATGCTGTCTGCCAGCCTGATCATTGTGCTGCCTGAAGTCTGATCGTTGCCGCCTGTCTATCGTATGCATCCGCTGGCTGATCGTGTTGCTTGTCGCTGATTATTGTGCTTGATGTTGCTGCAGTCTAGTCGGTTGGCTGTCAGTGTGCTGAAGTATGATGCTAACCGTTGCCGATGCATCACGTTAGCCCAGCAGCCTAACGACCGTTGGCAGTCTAGTATACTTCAGGATTACGGCCGAACGTGATCACATCATCGCGCCGGCTGATGTCTTGCCGCTGTCTCTTTTTGTCACGTGTCTGCGTCCGCTCGATGTGCTTTGCATTGTGGCACTGCCTGCATATCGTTTCCAGGTTGTTCGGGTCCAGTCGTCTGCTCCAGTTGGTCCGCAGTGGCTCGATGTGGTCGACGGTCTTAGCCGGTGTGATCCGTCCGGCACGCTTGCACGGTTGGCATAGATAACTATCGCGCTCCAGGACCTGCAGGCGGACCGCTTTCCACTCCGCCGAGTGATAAAAGTCGTTGAAGCCGTTGCTGTATCGTCTCGACATGCTAACACCTCCCACAATCCTGACCAACATCATCAGCAGTGACACAGTGAACTGCCAGCCAGCGTTTAATTGTCCCCAACTATCGCATAAGCCAATATAATCACTTGTCGCACGTTTTAGCGATATATGTGATATATGTATCATTGACCATTAAGCAACAGCATAAGCCAAATATAAGCGCTTGGTGCTGACTTGCGTGCACTAAAAAAGGCCACAGCATTAAGCTGCAGCCTTTAAATCGTTTTTTCACATTTTAAATTTTAGCTCAAAACAAGCCTTGGTTTTTTCCTTTTTTTCACCTTTTCAGGCAATAAAAAAGCACCGCCTGAGCGATGCTGAGTTTGTTAAAGTCCATTAATGTCATAATCGTTAATGAATCCCTCTTCTTCTCTAACGCTTTTTTGATTTAGCTATAACAGTCAAGTGTCCAAACTGCTTGCCGATTAGATCATAATCAACCATAAAAATACCTCTTGTATAAGTACAAATCATGTGAATGTTCCAAATCTCATGCTGATTATACTACGCTTGTAATTCGTTCTTCAATATAGCAGGCATAGTATAATCAAATTGAAACGCAAGCATAAGTATATATTCCACAACAAAAGGCGTCCCCAAAACGGAACGCCTTTTTCATTTACTGCCAATTGACTAATTGTTCGACTTCACATGTCGAAAGTTTGCGCCAGCCAGTCATTAGAATATAGCGCTTGGCATTCTTGCGCTTTTCACATTCTGCAGCAATCTTAACCGCTTGTTCAAGATTCATAGGCTTAGTGCATTGCCACTCCGGATAATACTCAATATTGTTTGAGTAGAATGTCCAATTATCGCCAACTTTTTGGACCAAGAAACGATTTTTACGTGCCTTTTTGGTATGCATCTTTTTCTTTGCTTCTTTAACGCTGAGTTTGCGAACTAGGCAACGCTTATAGACCTTGAGACCATCTGGGAATTTCTCATCATAGAGCTGTTTTAGCAAATCACTACATAATGCTGCAGATAGCCATGTTGCATCTTTTCGTTTATTGTATTTAGCTGGCAGTAAGTAGAAGTCATCCAACATTACATTCCCATAATAAGTTAAAAAGTGAGCACCGCCATTTTGGACGAGATAAGCGCCTTTCTTCTTACCCCATGGATCTGTATAGCGCGTCTTGATAACGTACACTCCGTTTAGAAGTTCATCATTCATAAGCAGTCCTCTTTTTCAATGTAATTTGATTCGATTTTGTACCGAATAAATTCAGTGAGCTTACAGTTTACCCTAACTAAATCAGCTAACGATGCACTTTGAACATTTTCATGTCCTGCCATGTTGTCCCAAGCACATCCATGTACATTACTTTCTTGCTACGATCATACGTGCACTCGAAGTAAGAGTTGGCAAACCGTGTACCTAACAACGCCATGTATTTTCGCTGGTTCTTTACGTACCATACGGAAAAAATATCATCAATATAATCAGCATCGGCAGCGAGAAGGCAATTCGGATCGTATTTCAGTCTGCACAACAGCCATTCCTGGACCTTTGACTTTGCAAAATCGATAAATTCTTGGCTAGTCATTAAGGCACCCTCTTGACACATACGTTTTGCACCTTGTCATATACGTCCATGTACATTTCTTCTTTGTCGCCATTGTACGTACATTCAAAGTAATGGTTAGCAAAGCGTGTGCCTAACAGTGCTTTGTGGTTTTGTAGCGTCTTGGCGTACCAAACAACGAAAATATCATCGGTGCTGATACCGTCCATATTGTCGGCATTGTGCCACAGCCATTCCTGGACCTTGAATTTTGCAAAATTGATGAACTGCTGATTAGTCATAAAAGTTTCCTCCAGTTTTCGTTGATATTTCTTCCAGTTTGTCAGTGATGACTCGAATAACTGCCGTATCGCCGAGCGTTATTTCTTCAGGAGCGTCAATCATCTTGTCGTAGATGGCAAACAGGTCTTTGATTCGCAGGTTTAAGATTCTGCTATGATTTCGTTTTGCAAGTGAAGCAGCCATCCAGCTTGCCATTTCTTCACTGTTCATTTGTTCAATGTCGTTGATTTCCATACCGCATCCCCTTATTGTTACTTGAGTTCGTCTACGGTAACGGTCGTATTGTCGCCAAAGTAGATGTTGTGCTTGTGATTATTCTGGTCAACGTATTGCAGTGAACGATTGGTATGCTTGATGTCAAATTTTCCTTTTTCGTCCATAATGACTTTGCCGTCAGGGTTGTAGACTTTGATTTCGCGTGGAATACCGTTGTCGACTTGCGATTTAAAATCTTTCTCGAGCCTTATGCCGCTTGCCGTGTATTTTAGATACCATGCCGAATAGCCACCAATCAGCCCTGCTATCGCAATGACCACCATCACAATAATTAAAGCTCTCCGTTTCCATGAAGTGTGGATTTTCATATTACGCTCCTTTTTGCTTACCCTTTTAGAACGATGAAAAACAGCAGTGCAAACAGGCAAGCGTTAACGAAAACGCTGATGATCAGCAGAAGACCAATTTCCGTAATGGCTCGGCTGTTTTCTTTTTCTTTCTTGTGCAGATTTTTGAGATCAATCCGAAACAGATCGTGTAGGTCCTTGATGTCGGCCTGAATTGCACTCACGTCTTCATACATTTCAGACCGCTGTTGTTCGTTACAGCTTCTCATAGGCTGTCAATCCCCAATCGTTTAGCAACTTCTTTCAGAAACTTATTCCGCATCTTATAGGCAGTCTTTTGCGAGTAGGGAATAATTCCATTCTCGATCAGTCCCTGCATTGTGTATGACGGATAGCGTTTAATGTACAGTTCGTAGATAATCTTTTGCGTGTAGCCGTCAGCATGACGATAGCAATAATCAACGACCTCGTATTCTTCTTTCAGCTTGTGTAGTCGCTCATCTTCATCAATCGTGATGATCAGCCGGTCAATAGCGTCGTTTTGTTTGTACTGAGCACGACCACCACCTACGTTTTCATCACGTGGTACGACTGGATGCCGTAGTTCTTCTTCACGGTCTTTGATGTGTTGTGGAATATCCTGAAAGTCACGCAGAATCTCAATCACTAATTGTTTCGTGTGTTCTTTCATCGCTGTTGCTCCTTGTAATGCTCAATCAGCTTAAGAGCCACAAGACAAGCAAAGTTGATAACGAACCCACCAACGTACCAAAGCAGAAACGGGCTGAACACTGCCCACCATGACCAGCTAACAACTTTAAAGATTTTGGCTGCAATAAACACAATTTGCAAAAGGATAACGAACAAACTAGATTCTTTCACTTTATCACTACCTTTCTGAAATAAAAAATCCCCATCGTTAGATGAGAATTTTGGAGGAATATGTCAACCACCATCGGCTAAAGTCGATGGCTTGTGAGCAGACACCCCGATATTGAGTGCCTGAACCACAATTTGCATAGATACGGACGATTTACTCAAACAGCTACAGTTGCTTGAGCAGTGATCATCTAATTACCAATGCCTTTTATGTCCCCAGGTTGCCATAGGGACGATATATCTAAATAGTTGTTAGATAGTTAGCTTTATAATACTGTAATTACTCACTTTGGTTCTTAGTGATGCAGTTACTAAGTCAATTACTATCTACAAGTATTCTATCATAGCAGGCCTATCCATCCCATGACTAAAGCCACGGGATTTCCGGCTAGGCATAATTAAAGCTCATCCGGATAGTTTCTCCACAAGGAAGGCAAAGCAAGTGTCCGGAGTCGAACCGGAATGTCGGACCAGAATCATTGAAGGCGCGCTTTTCCGTTAAGCTACACTTGCCCAATCCGTAATAAAGAAAATAGGAGGACCATTCCAACCGAGAAAGAATGGTCAGTGCATATTGTCGCGTACTGCAATCCGCTATTTACAGTAATAATCATTGTCTGAGGTTGATAAAGACACATCTAGCAGAATCGCAGACAATGATTTTGCCCACTTGCAATGTGGGCAAAGAAAGACGTTGAGAGTTGAACTCAAAGCTTGAACATACGAATCCAAGCCAGACCGCTCGCCTTTTCGACTAAAGAGATGCAATTTTTATGAGCTAAATTATTTGTTTTTTGCCCATTCAAGGGCTACACAGGTTTTCGGAATCGAACCGAATTAAGCCAGCCACGGAACCTGTACGTAAAGCAAACTAGCTAATAGCAAAACGCCTTGCAATACTTATTTAAGGAATGTGCCACCACAATGTGGCAACGTATCCTGCAGGACTCGAACCTGCGAACCTTCGGATTAGGATGCTCTACCAACTGAGCTAAGGATACATAGCCACATGCCACCGTATTAAATCAACGAAAAGCATTTTAGTGACCGATGGCATGAAGCAAGGTTGAAATCGCAGTAAATATTCAATTGTCATGCCCGAAGGCAATGGAAATGGTAGGAATCGAACCTACGAACCGCTGGGGAATGGCTGCTATGCAGACCATCGCGTTTTCCATCTTCGCTACATTTCCAAAACCACGGTTAGCCACGGGAAATCTAGACTAACCGCAGAACATTAATAGATATGGTTGGGTACCTTGGTAAGGTTTGGTTTGCCATTGCTGGCAATGGAACTCGGTGAGGGAATCGAACCCTGCTCATGCTGTAGATGGCTAAAACAGCTCCAACCATGGAAACCTGTCCAGCAGTCACTCATCATACTGCTTTTGTAGCGTCAGAAGGGCTACAATTGCGGATGTTGGAGTTGAACCAACTATTTTTAGCTTATGAGGCTAACGAGATAACCGTTTCTCTAATCCGCAATTATGATTGCGTGCTTGATACGCCAGAATTTTTACCTTTGGAATGAACTACACGCCAACTAAAGTCGGTGGTTTCTGGGAACACAGAGTAGTATTTAGGATGTTACAACTGTATTCAGAATACCTAACTTACAGAACTCCGCTCTTTTACCATGGCTAGTCCCTAGCCAATAGCTTTTAATCCTTTACGGAGAATATTAACTGCCGCATTAACATCTCGGTCATGGTGTGTACCACATTGAGGGCAAGTCCATTCTCTAACATCTAATGGTTTCTTCCCACTACAGTACCCACATGTGCTACAGATTTGGCTGGTATAGTTAGGCTTAACAGCAACTAATTGCTTGCCATACCAATTGCATTTATACTCCAACATGGTTCTGAATTGATACCAGCTGGCATTAGCAATTGATTTAGCTAAAGAGTGATTCTTTTGAAGATTTTTGGTTTTCAAATCTTCAATAACAATCACATCGTATTGTTTAACTAAATTAGTCGTTAATTTGTGCAAGTAATCTTTACGTTTGTTAGCAATCTTAGCTTGGTAACGAGCTTTAATCTGTTTAGCTTTTTGCCAATTCTGGTAACCATAGACATCTTCTTTAATATCTTTATGATTATGATTCCATTGTCTTACTGCTACAGTAGCCTTATGCTTTCGCTTGCTAAACTTAGATTGCCAATTAGTAGCTTGTTTTTCTAACCAATTAGCATTGAAAGTATCATACTTTTTACCATCACTAGTAATTGCTAAGTCTGCTAATCCAACATCAATACCTACTACTGCTCCAGTCTTTTCTAACGGCTGGATATTAGGGCCATCAACCACTAAAGACAAGCAGTATTTGCCTGTAGGCTCTAAAGAAACGGTGTATCTTTTGATTTTGCAATTAGCTAATCGAGTAGTTTTGCTAGATTTGATAATGCCAAGCTTAGGCAATTTTAAGTAGTGCTTAGCGATAACAGAAATCCTAGCTTTCCCTGTATATGATTGTTTAGCTGTACGTCTACTTTTAAACCGTGGATAACCACCACGATGCTTAAACAGCATTTTGAATGCTTGGTCAAGATTATGATTAACAATTTGTAGGCTTGTTGAATCACTATCCTTTAAGAATGGATATTCTTGTTTTAACTGTTTTAATAAAGCATCCATTTGATAGCCATTTACAAACTGACTGTTTGGATTATTTTGATAACGTTGTTTAGCCATCCCTAACATCTGATTCCAAACAAAACGATCATTGCCAAACATTTGTAATAACTTATCTTTCTGAGTTTTGTTTGGATACAAACGAATCTTAATACCCTTTAACATCTTTTCACCCCCTTTTTTAAAATCAAATTATAACAAACTAGTGGCAATTCATCCCATGACTAAAGTTTTGTAAGCCATAGGTACCATAATCGCTTACGAGTATTACTATATACCATCATTTACAAAAACTATGTACATTTTTGCTTATTTCAGCAAACTTTTTTAAATTTTTTCTTCATCTTATAATGCCAAAAATGAGGCTGCATTATCACAGCCCCATCACACGTTATTTGTACCAACGGCCCCGTAAATTTTGGCCACAAAACGGACAGAACATAATTGGTCGGCTCATTCCGTCAGTAATCCTCTTCAGGTCGCCTACTTGATTCGGTTCGATAAACCATTGCATCAAATCAAGATTGCCATTTTTCCAAAGTTTCACCGTAGCTCCATGTCCCTTGAAGTTGGATTCGATAATTGGATTCTTGCTTCCTTCATCGCAATATTTACACAAGATAATTACCACCCTTGATCATATTCTTCGATATTTATCGGTTCAATATTATTAGGCCAAGCTATATGGACTTCGCTATCGTCAATGTCCACCACATGCCCTGTGTAATCAATATGGCACGGCACCAAATCAATATAGCGCGTCATGAATGGAACATCTTCAATACCGTGGATTGCAAACGATCGAGCGCAACACTTATACTTAACCGCTGTTTTGTCAGCCATGCATTGGTGCACTTCTTGCCATTCCATTATGCTCGCCTCACTTCGTCCATACCTCGCAACTTGCCTTTTAGCACCTGTGAGCGAATCTCGTAAACGTTGTTGCTGAGCTCGTCAGCAATTGAATCAGACTTAAAGGCATACTTTTCCATTTTCTTGTTTAGCCCCACGCCGTAGCTGCCATTCAGCACTCGGAAATCCCAATGCAATTGGCTGACATCTTCTGGCACGTGCCCGGTTAACAGCATTGCCGCTTTAAATGCTTTCTCTGAAACTTTAAAGCCCATAATAGGCAAATCATCGCTATCAACGTGCCCTCAAATACACGTTTCATACCGTATGACGTTGTGCTAGTGTTGCATCGCGCTCGCACGGGCACAAATGCTACTAGGCAATACTTGATTAATTCAACTTGTTTAATCGGCTCCAGGTCGTAGAAGCAGCCCAAACCTAGTTTGATAATCCAATCCCGCTCGCTCTGAGCAAATTGATAGATTTTACCGTTGCGATACTCGACTTCTTCATAATCATCGTGATTGATAACTGGTACTTTGATACTGATCACTCCCCGATTATGTCGTGCACATCGTAGTTGATCGACGAGAACACGTCATAGTATTCGTTTGTCTTTTTGCCGTTGCGTCCGGTTTTGGAATGCTTTGCTTGAACCTGCGTGGTTAAATCGAAAATTTTCATCTTGAAGTCGTGAGCTCGTGGTGCCACCACTTCAACGGGAATTCCATATTTAATCGCAAACACGTAGAATCGCCAGCGTGCACCTTCCGTTACGGCATATTTGCTGATTGACGTCTTAACATCGTACACGTGAGCCAAGTTGCCTTGCTCGTCAAAAACAACAAAGTCCGGCGTGTAGAATCGGCTACGCATATTTCGTCCGCCAACTGGTGGCCTGTTAAATAATTGGTACCGTCGGTCAACTACCACCGATTAAAATCGGTGGCTTGTAGCTCACAAGCCTAACGGCTTAGAAGTAGTAACGCACTAACGTGCTCCTTCTGCTGTGGCTACATCATCGGGTGGTTGACAGCACCCGTTTAACCAACAAGGTTTACTCATTAGTTATTAATTTGCTAAAAGATGGACGTTCATTACCACTAATATACTGAGTCCCCAGGAGTTGAATGTTCATGGCGCCAATGCGATCATCATTTGATTTGTACCCGCATCGATCGCAAACATACAAATGTTCTTGATGGTTACGATTGTTTTTCCAGATGCGACCACATTTCGGACAACGTTGGCTCGTGTATTTAGCTGAAACTTGAACTACTTCGCTCCCGACTAAACGAGCCTTATAAGTTAAAAATTGGCCTAGCTGATAGAAAGCCCAGGATACTTGTTCATAGCGCTTTGCTTTTGCAACCTTTTCAGTCGCAAATCGTACATTAACTAGATTTTCCAAAACAAAGAGAGTATCAGCACCATAACGGTTAACGAGTGTCTTTGACAACTGATGATTGACATCAGTCATCCAGCGGTTCTCTCGTTGACCAATCTTCTTTAATCGGCGCTTGGCTGATTTAGTTCCTTTGCTTTGCAGCTGTTGGCGTAATCGTTTAAATTTACGGCGCTTGCGCATTACTTCTTGACCCTGGAAAAACAACGTTTTCCCTTGCTCATCATACGCAGTTGCCAAGAATCTTAATCCTCGATCAATACCAACTACATGTTGTGATTGTTCTTTTAGGTAGTCTGGCAGTTCTTTGGTTGCGCTAATGTGCATGTACCACTTACTGCCAACATGTAATATCTTAGCCATTCCAAATTGCCAAGTACCGTCTAAATATTGATCGAATCCTTGGCAAGTAAATGGTGCTTTTATACGACCATTAACTGTATTGATAGACATTACATGATTGTCTTTAAGTGACCAATCACGATTGCGTTGTAAATCTAATTGAGGTCGTTTGAAACTGATCGGATACCATAGCCAATCTAGAGTGCGGGACTCATTTTCCCAAATATCGTTGCCATATTGATCCTGCCTGCCTGTGTTATAACGATAAGGTTTTTGAGCCAATTGTGTTTTAACAGTTCGATAACGAGCAACGACATTACGAATTGCTGACTGAGCCATTTGCGCTTTTAATCCATAATCTTTTCGCAATTGATGGTACAACGCCCTGTTTAACTTCGCTTGAGCCATTTCAAAGCTATGGTTAAACATATACTGAGAAACTGCATTACAAGCTTGCCGGTAATTCTCTAAGGATTTAGCTAAAGCCGATTCATCAAGTGGTGACTGTAACTTTAATTTGCACTTAATAGTAATGGCTTGTTGCATTAGGTTCACCTCACTTTCTTCATAGCTTAATTATACTATATTTATATGTGAAATTTAAGAAAGGAAAAAAGCGAAAAAAGCACCATAATAGGTGCTTGAGTGGGGCTTTCCTCCCGTCACTAAAGTAACGGGTATCCAGCCTAGGTATTATCAATGAACATCATATTTTTTGCCACTATGTTCGATGTACTGTTGGAAAAACTGCAGCTCTTTTTCGCTGTCGTATTTTTCGCCTTTGTAGATAACCTTTCGATTGCTGTATTTCATTTTCAGTCCTCATCGTCCAATTCTTGGATTAGTCGTAAGCAATCGTCATCATCTGAAATCATTGTTCCCGTTCGATAAGCTATCCGGGCATTCTTAACACTGTTTCGTCGTTCCAATGAGCGATGGTATTCCTTGCTTCCATACCATCGAATTGTACGTGCCTGAACGTTAAACATCTCAGCGAGCTCCTTGTCGGTCTTGTCGTGAGCTAACAGGCACGCGCCCTTGTAAAAGTCGTATACCGGACGCTTATGTTTGGTGTATTTCTTAGTTTCAGTTTTGACCATTGCATCTCCCCCAATCGTTAATTGCGAAGCTGCTACTTATTTACTCGAATTGTGATTTGCTCATTGCCGTTTTTGAACAGAGAATCAAGTGCTACTGAAGCATCAATGCCTTTCACAACTCGATTATGAGTTAGCGCATACCGGCTGATTGCTCGTTCAAGTTCGCCAGCCGTGACGCTAACTTCCTTGTATTCTTTCATTTTCCAGTGCTCCCAAATCCATCGTTGCCACGTCCATCTGAGCTTTCGCCGATGTCGTCTACAACAGTTGCGTCTTTGTCGTACTTTGGCATCCATACCTTAACGATGACCAGCTGTGTTATCTTGTCGCCATCGCTGATGCTGTAATCATGGTCGCCGTTGTTGTACAGCTTGACGCGAATTGAACCAGTATAGCCACGATCAATCAATCCCGTTGCCGTCAGGTCGTGTTTGGTATTCAAACCGCTTTTAGCAACAATCAGTCCTGCACAACCGGCCGGAATTTTAACATGAACGCCAGTGTTGATAATTACGCTATCGTGAGCCTTGACTTCTGCATCAACTGGCGAATAAAGGTCAAAGCCAGCATCGTCCATATGACCACGAGTAGGCTTATAGGCGCCTTTGTCTAACTGCACCGCTAAGATGTCTAAATCGTTATGTTCCATACTTTTTTAACCACCTTTTTATATTCTTGATAATCGTTCAAATCTCCCATAACTTTGTCGAAAATAGGCAAAATGTTTGTCAATTTGGCTGGCGAATCTACGAACAACTCACCGATATTAAGCAGCCACTTATCATCGTTACTACGATATAGTTCTGCCTGCATATCTTCGCCACTTACTTCATAGGTATCAACGTCGGTCGATTTGAATGAAACATTATTAAAACGACTGAAATGTTCTTCAATAATTTCGGAAGGCTTCTGCAAATGCGTTTCTTTTCCACACAACGGGCAACGTGGTAGATGCATCCATGTTTGAAGAGGACTAGAGCCTTCTATTAAAGCAAATCCATCTGCATAGACATTGAAATCTGTTAAGCCGACTCGTTTCTTGTACTTACCCCACATTTTTTTGAGTTGTCTTTGATCATCCAGTGTATACGTACCGGTCTTTTCTTCCCTGGTATATCCAGTGCCCAAAGTTACAAGCTCTGCCTTTTGTTCTTGCACGAGTGGGCACTTAGGATCGTGATTGATTTCTTCGTAAAGCATTTCATTCTCCTCTCTCACAAGCTGACTGGCTTTTCAATTTGGTTCGCGCTGTATAGTTCCAACGGCAGTTTGGTGCTGACCGTCTTTCCGTTCTCCAGATAGTATCGTTCCAACATCACGTCACCATTGTTTAGATTGATTTCAGCAATCTTGTACAGCTGATGCGTTCCTGGTATCGTTACCAGCTCATCATCATGGAACATCTGTTCAGCCGTCTTGATTTCCATCGCTAGTCTCCTCCCCAGACTGCTACCATCGCAATATCAGCAACATCGGCTAAGAATGCCATTGCGATAATCCGCAATCCGATATGCCAGTTGAACCAGATTGTGACTACCAGTCCAACAAGCATTGCGAGTGCTGCAAGCATAATCATTAACACAGCCAATGCATACAGTTCTTTGTTCATCAGTCCATCTCCTTAAGCTTAAGCCAAGCGTAAACAGCAAGTATTGCCTGCAGTAATACTGTCGAATCGTTGCTCAGTAGTTCATCGTTGCTGAACTCACACCCGTATTCGTCAGCTACTTTCTGCATGATGCGTCGCTGATAGTCATCATCGATTCCTGCGTTAGTCAGTTCATACATACAGTAGGCATCGTCCGTATAGGCTTTGATGTCAGTATCGTAAACGAACGTCACATCGTCGCCAACATCGTCTTTGAATGGCGTCAGGTACTCAGTGAACTGTTTGCCATTCATGCCAGTTAACGTTGCCTTTGGAAAATTCATTTTGGGTAAAGTTTCTGCTTTTGAAGAACTTTTGGCTTGCTCCTCTTCAATCATTTAAATCATTGCCTTCTTTCTCAGCTCTTCGTAATCATGCTTCTTCAGCTCATCAATCTTTCGCCATACCTTGATAACCTCATCGAGTTTATAGCCTGTCAACGTCGCTCCGTCGCCAGGGACCTTGACATTAAACTCGTCTTCCAAGTCGAGTACGCATACAACGAAGTTCCAACCAACGCCATCGTCTACAGAAATACAAATTGGGCTTGTTTCGCGTCCTGAATGGAGCAATTCCATAACGTCTCGTTTTTTGGTAGCAAACCAGACTTTGATGTACGGGTCTCTGTCATATCCATGTGGGCAGAATAGATTAGCCCAAAACAATTCATTAGTCATTTTCGCAACATCCAATCAAACAGTTCATTCAGTTCCTGCGCAAGCTCTGGATTCTGCTTCTCGCGCTTATGCCATTCATAGAATGACTCAATGGCTTCTGCTCGCCGTATGTTAACGTAGCGAGTTTTTTGTGGCCCGTGGTAATGAGTCCCTAATAAGTGGTGATGCATCTTTTCAGAGTCAACTAAGTCTTTATGGTTTCGTGCTCGTTTGGTTGTCATGATTGTCCTCCTTAGTGCACCCTATAGTGCATCAGATATGGATCGTTTGGCAGATATAGCTCTTCTGACGTTCGGAAGCCAGGGCTGATTTCTCCAGTCGCTAATGCCATGTCTATATCAGCACCTGTTGTGCAAGCAGGTGATCCAGCTCATATTCCATACGCTCGTATGACGTTAAAATACACTCCCTATTCCGCCAGCTTCGACAGCCTTTCTTGTACAAGCAGCCGCCACAAATTGGGCAGTATGGAAATGGAATCCGATTACGTTCTTCGCTTTCCAAGTTATGCAGCTCGATGTCTTTATATTTTCCAGTTTCAAGATCGATTCTCTCAGTGATCGAGACCAAATCTTTGTTGCCGTTAGCAATCATGTTGGTATAATGCAGCCCACTTCTTAACGGGCAGTCATCCCTGTGGCCCGGCTTGTTAATTTCACGTCCAATCCGGTTTAACTCGTCCAGCAGGTCAAAGACGACGCTATCGGCGTTGTTTAGCAGCAATAAGAGCCTTAGCATAGCGCCAGTGTCTTCTGGATTGCCACCGTTCAACTCGTTTGTGTAGGCGTCAAAAAATTGGAATGCCTGATCAACGATTGATTCTTTGACGTATGGATATTCCTTGTAGTGACGTTCGTTATCTTCCGCCATTGTATTAGCCTTCTTTCCCAAGCTTGACTGGATAGATTGTTGCCAGAATCATTTTGACGTGGCGTACATGGCGCTCAAAAGGTTCACCGTCAGGGTCCAGCCATTCAAGAAATTCTTTTGATGGCTTGTCAGGCAGCAATTCATTTGGCTCGTAATTGCCAATCGCAAGGTGAATCACACCATCTTCAGTGAAGTAATCTCTTTCAATAAAGGGACCGATTTCGTTCAGCCGGTCAATGGCTACTTGTGGTAACTCAACCGTGACTGGCGATTCGAGCTTTCCATCACCATTAAAGTCTTTATATCCAATTTCCCTGTACAAACCTTTAATGTCATTTTGAAACTCACTCATTTGTCTTCATCTCCTTGGTTGATCATCGATTTTGTTGCTCCTCGATCAGTGTAAATACTGCCATTTCAGCTTGCAGCAACCTTGCTAAATGCTCGCTTTGCAATTCGCCATCGTTTTCCAAGCAGTCATACCGTTCAGCAATGTTGTCCATAATCCACTGTGCATCGATAGTTCCGAAACTGTTCACCAATTGGAAATAAGGCGAGAATCCAGAACAATAATGACCGTCAACAAGGTAAACCGTAATTTCATGGTCGTTGTTGTCGAGAAAGCGTGTCGTGACTCTCGTGCCTTTTCTAACATTTTCGTTATCGGTAATTGGTGACCGTGATTTAAAGATTTTGGTTGGAGTTTCACATGAAATAAAACTGGCAATTGTTAGCTTTTCATCGTTTTCGTCAGTCTCGTACTTCTTGGCTTTATACCAGCGAATGCACCGCATGATGTCGCTGTCATCAAGTGTGTACAGGTGCTGACCCCGAGCGTACAATTCTAAGAAATCGCCGAGGTTCTCTGCCTTATTAAAGGCCTGCTCACATCGTTCTCTAAGCATGTTATTGTCCTTCCTTTCAGTCGTGCTCAGGCTCGTCTGCCAGGTCATTTTCAGCCATCCCGTCTTGATAGCCGTCGGTATAGCCTGCTTGATAACCGGATTCAAAGCCCTTTCGATAAATTTCTTTCTGTTTGTCAGTCATTCAAAATCCTTCTTTTTCCCAAAGACTTTTAAGTTTAATTCTGTTTCCGTTGATAACTCCGCAGCCATCTTTGCTGTTCAGTACCTTTCGAATTGTGTATCCGCTAACGTTCATGGCATGAGATGCTGCAACAGCATTATGGTAAAACGCCAACTGGCCGTCTTCCCGCATGACGACTAGCTCAACGAAACGCTTAGATCTCGGTAAACACTTGTCGAGCTTTTTTAAACGCCCGTTGTTTTTGAGATGTTTCCAATACGTTGCGTTGCTAAACGGAATTGTCTCCAGCATTTCAGCATGCGTCATTTTATTGGCTATGGCGGTCTTTAGACTTTTCTCAATCATGATGTCTGTTTTTCGTATCGGCTGATTTTATTTTCGTGATGTTTCTGGTGATGATGTTCTTGGAGATATTTTTTATCAACATCGGTATTCCGAAAATCATCAATGATTTTAATTGCTGCTCTAATTTCGTTCTGATCAACTTTTCCAAGGGTAGAACAGCGTGCAATCACCTGTTTTTTGGACAGCCGGAACCATTTATTGCCGAAATGATTTTCCATAACATTGGTGGCTAGTGCTATCTTGGCTGTTTTGCTCGCCATTTAATCACTTCCCTAAAGCATTTTTGATCGTACGTCCGTTAAACCGTTGAAGTTTAAAGTGTGCTCATCGTTTGTCGGAATCAGCCGGCTAATCATTTTAACGTTGTACATCGTCCGCAGTTCGTCAACGGTATTGTTGGTCGTAATAATCGTGAATTTCTTGCCAAACCGTGCATTGTTGATGTCATACATCAGCTCCTGCATGGTTTTGTGTACCGGCCGAATCGTGCCTTTCATACCGCCTTCAGTGCCGAAGTCATCTAGCACCAGCACATCAGCTGTTTTGGCAAACTTGACCACTTGCTGCAGTCGATTACGTGCCTGACTGTCGCTGTCCATTGAATGGTAGACAAGCTCAAGCATTTCATCGGTCGCCAGAAAGAACACGTCAACGTAGCGCTTGTATTTGTCAGCAGAACCATCCGGATGTTTGATGTATCCCCACCGGTAGCCGTGATGCCTTATATAGTCGATCATGGCGACTGCCAAGCTTGTTTTGCCAGTGCCAGGTGAGCCTTCAAGCATAACGTTGAATGGCTCATCATCAGGTGTCAGCATTTGTTGGGCCAGCTGTTGAGCTTTCTGTTTAAGCTGTTCAGCGTTTTGTTTGCTAATTTGCTTGGTCGAGTCCCAACTGCTAAAATTAAAGGTGATCGGAGTTCGACCAGACCAAAGACTCTGCTTGTAGACATGGTCGAATTTCTGACGTTTGAGCTGCTGATTCCACTCACCAACATATTTATCATTGTTGGCTTTCATGTAGGCATCAACGGCTTCTTTATCACCCAGGTCAACCGGCAACGGCTGGCCTTTTTCTTTTGCAATTCGTTTTAGGCTTGCCGAGATGGACGCTGCCATTTCAGCCACGCTATGCATTGCCATAGTGCCTGCTCCTTTCTAAAGTTGATCAAGTGCATCGCTAATCGGTATTGCTGTTCCTGCTAGATAGTCAATTCGATATTGTGTGTTGCCTTCCTGGTCGACAGGCTGAGTGTAGTAAGCCTTCTGTTGTGGGCTAAGACCACTTGTACCGTTGATAGCGGTATTGATTTCGCTTTGCGTCCACTTACCATCAACCAGCTTTTGGACAAAACCACCATCTTTTTGTGGCTGTCGTGGCTGTTGGTAGCTTTGGCCGTTGTTTGAAGAATAGTCATCATCAAAGCGGCCGTTAAACCATGTTGAGCCATTCATCGGATGTAGCCATTGATTAGCTGACAGGTAGGCTTTGTATTCGTTCAGCTTCCGTAGCAGATAATCATCAGTATTGTCTTTGGACTTCTTCCGCCAAGCTTTATAGTGTCGAAAGGCATCTTTCTTTCCCTGTTTCTTTGGATAGAGATTCCAAAGCTCGTTGAAGGACACAGACAAATCAGCGTCAGCTGAGGAGGCGTTAGCCTGTTTGTTTGTTAGTCCTTTGTTAGGTAAGTCCTTTGTATGGTATTTATTTTGTAGTGTCGGATTTTCCTGTGTAGGATTTTCCAACATAGGTGATCCCTGTGTAGGGTTTTCCAACATAGGTGTTGGATTTTCCGATTTAGGCGTTGGATTGTCAGTAATTATCCATACCGTTCCACCAAGCTGACCGTTATTCCGTACACGATTGCGTTTTAGATAACCGTACTTTTCTAGCTCTATCAGCCCAGAACGTAATGAATCGCGCCCATCTGGAGCATGTTTGGCAACTTCGGTCTCATAAAAATCCCAATTATCAGGCATTGACCAGAGATAGCTAAAGATGCCACGTGCCTTCCAACTAAGGCGCTTGTCTTGAACTTCGTTGTTGCTGATAACCGTAAACTTGTTGGCGTACTCTTTAATGATACGTGTCATCGTCATACTCTCCTTTCACGCCAAGTTTTCTCAAAACATCAGGTGTCAGTTTTATGCCTTTAACCTTGATTCGGTACTTGTTCTCGAATGCTGCAGTGTTGATCGTTTCAATTTCCTGGTGGTGTTCACGACACAACGGGTAAAGTTCCCGTTTGGAATGGTCAACCTTGTTGCGGTTCACGCCCATGCCAACCGTGTTGTTACCCATGCCGTAATCGACGTGGTGCAGGTCAGCATGCCGACCACAAATTACGCATTGTCGGTGAATCAAGCATTCATAAATAAAATGTTCCTCATCTCTCGGCAGTAACGTATAGCCGTCTTTGATTGGAACTGACCAATCAAAAATGAAGTCGATTACCTGGTCAATCAGCTCCACGGCATTGCTGACCGTGTTCTTGGTGTCGTTAGCCAGGCTGATTTCCTTGCCGGCCGTTTTGACCGTGTACATTGTGTAGAAATACTCTTTGAGCCACTCGACCGGTTCACCGGACCAACGATGAATGTCGCCCAATAAAGCGAAGAACAAGCGCCTTTGTCTTGGTCTAGCCCTGCGTGGGTCAGGCATTTCAAACTCAATCGGCACACCTTCAAGGCTGCCATTATTGAGTGTTGCCACATGTTCGAGATTCATTGGCATGTCTGGCTGTATAATCCAACCCAAACCCTCCCGCCAGTATGCCTTACCGCTTTGCATTAGAATGGCAAGTCGTCATCGTCAACGGCATCATTGGCGGTATCCGTTACTCGCTGGGCCAAACGCCTGTTGACCATTATTTGGCTGCTGATTGTTATTTGGCTGTTGACCATTGGTAGGCATAGCTGCGTTAAAGTTGTTCATTTGCCCCATATTTTGTTGCTGAGGCATGTTTTGACGTTGCTGTGGCTGATTACCTTGTTGTTGGTAAAAACCGTTCTGTGGGCCGTTTTGAGGTGCTCCTTGTGGCGCGTTGTTAAACGGCATTTGATTTGATGGCTGGTAGCCTTGTTGTGGCTGCTGCCATTGTTGCTGTGACTGTTGGCCATTATCTCTTGGCACGAATTCGACATGATCAGCTCGACATTCCAGAGATTGACGGTTCTGGCCGTTCTTGTCCTGGTATTCATTCATGACTAACTCGCCAGAAACAAAGATTGGGGAGCCTTTGTGGAAAAACTTAAGAACGAAATCACTGGAACGGTTCCAGGCACTGACGCGAATAAACGTTGCTGGGTAATTGCCACTCTTGTCTTTGTGCCCTGCGTCAACCGCCACGGTAAAGCTTGCTACTGTTGACTGGCCGTAGTTGCCGTTGATTTGGCGCTGTTCAGGGTCACGAGTTAAACGACCGAAAAATGCTGCTTGAATGCTCATTGATTAAAACCTCCGTCGTAATATCCATTGTCTAATTGCTGCTGATTGTTAAACTGCTGTTGGTTGCCATACTGGTTTTGCTGACTGCCGTACTGGCTTTGGTACTCTTCCGTATCAGCGTCTTTGGTGTCGTCAAGCAGGAACAAAGCGTTCATTGCGTATTTGCCGGCGTAACTGATTGCTGATCCCGTGATTTGACTGACGTCCGCTCCTTTTTTACTTTCGGGTTCGCGTGCAAATCCATGAGCAACCGTCTTATTGCCATCTTCGTCGATGAATGATGCCGTAGCCTTGATATAGTGCCAATCGCCAACCATAATCGCGTCATAGTCTAACTGGCACTGACATCCTTTAAAGGACTTTAAAAGCGTCTTGACGGCCATCGTTATATCTTCGAGTGATCGATAGTTATAGTGGCCAAAGTTGTTGTACTGACTTTTCGGTGCAACCAATTTAGCTCTGAAATCTTCAATTCCCAATCTGTTTGCGCCTCTATTCCGGCCAGTCATACATGTCGAACGGCACTGGGTCGGTCAAATGTACTTTTGTTCGGCAGTAGTCGCAGTGCCCACAAGCCTTAGGCGGCTCTTCGCCCATCAGAACGTTCCAGAAGTGGTCCTGCTTGTTCTTGACGACTTCCAGTGCGTTTGCCATTGCTGCCTTGGCACCATCGCTTTCAAAGTCAAAGGCTTGCATGTCCGGTGGCGTCTGTTTGGTGATGCCAACGATTACCGGCTCGCACATCTTGCCGAACGTCTGCTTGATGAGCTGCTGATATACAGCCATCTGCAGTTCGTAGTGTCCGTTAAAGATGAATGGTTCACGCTGACGGCTTTCTTCATTCCAACGCTTGGTGAAGTCAGCCGTTGTCTTCAGGTCATAAAAGACGCCATTGTCAAGGTCGAGCGAATCAATCTTGCCTTTCCATTGGTGGCCGAACAGCTCGCCGGTCACAATGACTTCCTTTTTGCCTGGTGCATAATGGTCTTTAAACCATTCATCGTTTTTGAGCGCTTGAATCATTTGATCAGCCTGCTTGTAAGCCTTCTTAGGCTTTCCCTTGCTTGTGCCAGAACGACTCAGAATGCTTGATTCATTTTCCTTAATGAAAGCTTCGTGAGCCTCATCTGATTCCAAAGCACTGTGAACATAGTTGCCGACAAGCAGTGCCTCAGGATTGCTCATTGGTTTCCATGAACCGGTGATTTTGGCGAGTGCTGCTAGTTCACATTTGTCAAAATCAAGAAACGTTGACTTGTCCATGTAGTCATATAACGTGTTCAAGTCGTAGTAGTTTTCCTTAGTAAGTTCGATCATGCTGTTTCCTTTCTATTCAGCCTTAACGTCAGCTAAGCGTTCCGTTTCCTTCACCACGCTAAAGTCGTCTACTTGAAAAGACGGCCAGCTTTGGTTGAATTCCCACCACTTTTCCTTGTTCAATTCGTGGAAACGATGCTCCTTCAGCAGGTCAACGTCCCAAAACAACTGCTCGCTTTCCTTTGGATGACTAAGCATCCATTTAGCTGAATGATTAGCAATTTCTTGACGTTTGAGTTCAATCTGTCGCGAATTGCGTAGTAAAAAATTGTTTTTCATGATATAATTACCTCTGGTTATTTTTGTGCGTCATTGCGTTTTGCGATGGCGTTTTTTTCGTTTTCAAATGCATCTCCGAAAAGGGCGCCCATCAAGCCGAGCTTGTCAAACAGCCACCAGGCAACGACCACCATTGGAGAAATCGACGTCAGAAACGCCGTGTAAAGATGTCCAGTACACCATGCCCACGTTGCAATGACTGCGAGTGCAGCAGATTCGGCGATCAGGACTCGGTTCAGAATCTTATCGATCAAAGCGTTTCATCTTCCTTTCCAGTTTCTTGATACGGTCGTTCATAATTGAATGATCAAGTAGCAGTAGTGCCAACATAAGCATTGCAAAAATTGGTCCAAATAAATCCATCAGGCTTGCCTCCTTCCTTTGGTTATTCGTCCAACCGGGTTGGCTCGTTTCCAAACTGACATGGCTTTGAGCATTTCCTGATACTCGTCAATGTCCACCAGTCCGTTAAGCAGAAACACAAGCGCCCAATCTGGGTAGTTTTCTTTAGCCCAGGCCTTTTGCCGAGCTAAAGTAGCGGTCGACATTCCCTGGCCAGTCTGTTCCTTCCAGACCTCGCAGAACTTCTTTTTAGCGAACTGGTGAATCATCTTGACTACTCCCTATCCAATTCCTTGATCAGCCCTGCTTTAGCCATACAGTTGGCACAAGTTAAGAAATCGTCGACATTACACATTAAGTCTTTAACTAACGGGTCCAGTGCGAATGCGACCTTAGTTTCATAAGATTGATTTTCTTCTTCGTATCCTTCTGAGCATTTGTTAACCCAGCTCTTAAACTTTTTGCCCTTATCATCAATATCAAAACGGTCGGTAAATTCCTTTAATCTGCCATAGATATCTCCCACGAAGGATAACAACATGGTCAGCGATAGCAGCTCAACTTTTTTCACGCAAGGATGCCAAGCCTTAGTTTTGTCTTGGCATGTAATCTGGTCGCGAATATCACCAAGACGTTCAAGAATCCAGTCTCGGTCCATGCCTAAAGTGCTAAACACAGATTCTTCAAGAGTTGCAGTTACCTTTCCTGACCCAATCGGTTCGTTAGAATCTAGGAATAATTGATGCAACCCACGTTCATCAGTCAGGTATTGGTCAATGTCTTCTTGCAGTTCAGTAAGTGTGTCACTTAGCCCTTGTAAATCAGCGTACAGATAGATGTTTGTGTTCATATTGTTCACTCCTCAGTTAGTTTGCTATTAGGGTTATATGGCTCTATGTTGCCGTCTTGATCACTCACATAAAGCTGAATGCCATTATCACGAGCAAATTTTTCCATCAAGCTTTCACCGGTCTGACGTTGATGAATGTTGCTGATCAAGTGCATTGCTTCTACTGCCGCATAGCGGACATCATCGTTCCAATAGTCAAACAAGAATTCAAGTCCGCTAGTATGGTTGTTGATTCGCTCATCCCAGCCAATTTCCTCTTCAATGTAGTTTTTGGTGCTGAAGTAGTCCTTGATTCCCCATTTTTGGCCGTTATAGTCCTTCTTGATCGGAAAAATCTGGTTGAACAAGGAAGGTGTTAAACAGCCAGTTAAACAGTTGACACATTCAAGCCATGTCTTTCGGTCTTCCCACGACCATTTGTGAACGTGGCTTGCATTCTTAATCAGCCAATAGACATGGCGTTGTGTATCAATATCAATGCTGTTCCGCATGGCTAATCCTCCTTAGGCGTCAGCGAAAGCCCATGGCGTTCTTCCCACTCGTTGAGCTTTTCAACCAACGCTTTGTATTCCTTGTGAGTTTTGATGTCGCCATTCAGAACCGCTTGTTTAGCTTCTTCTGGAACATTCTTTTTCATGACATCTTTCTTAAGTGTCTTAGGTAGTGCTCCAAAGTTGGCAACTTGCTGAGTGTTTTCTAGATTTCTAGAAAACTTAAATTCGTTGATCCAAAAGTAAACATTGTTCTTGTTGAGGCCCAAGCTTTCATACCATTCGACAAATACACCTTGATAGTGGTTGGCAAGCTTTTCCTGAGCTTTGCTAAGCTCACGCCCCATTCGGTAGCGTGTGTCATCAGCAATACGCTCCATATTCGAAACTCGCTGCTTTAAAAAGTCGGCCGTTTGGCTGTCTAGTTGGTCGTAGTCGAAATTTTGCGGTTGAAAAGAGTTAGCTGTTTCAATCTCGTTCATTTAGGCATCACCTTAAGCTTCCTTCTTGAATTTGTTGACAAAGTAAATTTGGCCTTTGCCAGTTACTTTCGAAGTTTTTGAAATATGAACGCTGCCATCGCCAGCAACATGAGTGCTTTCTTTGATTTTGAAAAGTCCCATTTTCATTGAACGTTGCGTTGGTGTGTTATAGTCCGTACCCTTGCGACTAATTAGATAGCCGTTTGACCGTAGCCATTTAAATAGATTGTTAGGTCCCATTGAGTAAGTTTTCCCGTTGACGTCAAGCGTATTGATGTTATTTTGTTTCAGCACCTTTGCTAGTTCGCCAATCAAAACCGGCGTATCGCTTGCAGAAACTGCGTCGGCAAAAATTGCCTTAGGCTTCATTTCTTCAATGATCAAGTTTTTTTCTTTGATTTGTTGGCCTGCTTGAATCAGCAAATCTGCTAGTGCATCTTTACTATGCGTGATGTCATATGCTTTCTGATCAGTCATATAAACGCCATGCTTACGGATTGATGGCAAGACATCAGCTGTTACCCAATGCCGGAACTTTTTAGCCCGTTTTTGAATATCTGGGTTTTTGCTTTGACGGCTGGCATCGAAAATTAAATCGTAGAGGCCAGATTCGTTAATTACCGTCATGGCGCGGTTTTGACCTGACCCGTCAAGTTGACGGGTCAGCTTGTCTTCATCATCAACATGTTTTCGGATAGCTTGATTAGTATCTCCGTAGCCAAGAATCTCAGCTATGTCTTTGCCAACGAAATATGGTTGGTCGTTAATAACTAAAGTTCGTACTTGCTGATTATCGAAACTGAACAATTGAATCTCATTTTCCATTTTTTCACCTCTACGGAAGTAACACTTTGTAGTCGACATTTAATACATCCGCTACCTTTTTTAAGGTGGCAAAACGTGGCATTTGGTAGCGCCAACGGTATATGGTGTTTTCACCGACCCCGGATTCTTTGCCAATTTCTTTTAATGTTTTGCCGTTGGCTTTTGCCAAAGTTTCAATTTTGTCTACCATTTCTTTTGACATTCTTTTTTCACCCCCCTAATTTTTGATAAAAATATTGATGAAAGCTATCAAAAGTGATACCATTAGTGCATAACAAAAACACATTAAAAGCGCTGATCAATAGCGCTTTTAATCATTGGCAACTATCTGATTTGATACCATTCAACGTTGTCTATCTTACTATCACTTTGGATAGTTGTCAACACTATTAGCTATCTTTTTAGATAGAAGGAGACGAAAAATGAGTGTACTCAATAGGATAAGAGAAATTAGCAAAGATCGTGGTCTTACATTAAAAGAAGTAGCAAGAAAAGCCGGAATTGGTGAAAATTCAATTTATAAATGGAAAACCACTAGCCCATCTACTAAGAGTTTGGAAAAGGTTGCCAAAGCACTTGGTGTAACAGTGGAAGACTTAATGTCTGATTCCGATGACAAACAGACGCCTGAGTATCGTGCTATACAACGCAAAGCAAAGGAGTTGTCGCCAGTAAATCAAAAGAAACTGCTTGATATGATTGAAACTATTTTTGGTGATCTTGATAAAGGAGACGATTAAAACGGTACTTTCAGTAAATTATGAGGCTTCACAAAAAATCGCGTGGGAAGTGTTAAAAAAGTATGCGGACTACAAATTGCCAATCAGCTTAGGTGAAATCATTAAAAAGATTCCTAATATTCATTTAATGACATATAGTAAAATCGCTGCTCTTTATGGATGCAAGCCAAATGAAGTTAGTGATATTACTGGAAGCGAAGATGGTGGAATACTATGGTATCGACCATCTAAAATGACTGCGTCATTGCTTATGATGACGTTTCTTGCAGTATTCAACGGCAGCGTTTTACAGTTGCTCATGAATTGGGACATTTTTTTCTAGGGCACTATAAGTTCAAAAACAATTCAGAAATTATTGGTGGAAAGTTGGAACTTTCTGACCGTGATAGCTATAGCATTTATGAACAAGAAGCTAATTATTTTGCTAAACGTCTTCTTGTTCCAATACCTGTTTTGATGGATGTCCACGAACAGATTCCTGTTGATAGCTATTTGCTTGCATGCGTTTTTGGGGTTTCACTGCAATGTTCTGAATATACTATTGGTAACGTTAATAAATTAGTTGACATTTACCATTTTTATCCGCACGATGCAGAATTATCTTTGAAATATAGAAGCGCTGTCAACGAAATTGTCGATAGGTATCGTGTATTAGACCTTTTAACAATTAACAAAAATATTGCCAAATAAGCTTCGAAATAACGAATGCCATCACAAATTTATATTTAAATGGCTGACGGCCATGCTTGATTGTTGAGTGTACGTCCAAACGTGAATGACGTTAAAAGCTGCTATTGGGAGTGTAAAAATGAAGGGACTATTTTTCTTAATAATGTGCCTTGCGGGCATTATTGCAGTTGGTGGAATTGTAGTAGTTTGGGGACACGGGTACGACAATGAATCAGATAGGAATATGTTTCTGACTATGACTGCCGTATCACTGCTGTTTTGCTTTGGGTCATATGGTATCTATCATCATTTGTCGAAAGCATCAGCAAGTGCAAAATCGGAGCAAAGCTCTAGTGATCACTATTGTCTGATTGGTCACAAAATCATTAAATCACGGGTTAAGTCGCAAGAAGACGGCTTGTACTACACTGATAAGGTCGACCATAACATTCGCTATTTTGTTGATGACAGCCATAAAGTAACGGCAATCAAGTATATGTATGAGCCAAACCATAAGCCGGGCCATTCAGCAGTTATTGAGCTCTCAGCTCTTTTAAACGACAAGCATCTTAAATTCACCAACGACAAACAGTCAGACAATGATTTTTATCCATCATCAAGTGATAAGACGTTCAACGTCTATTCGCCTAAGTACAAAAAGTGGTATCACGCAACCCTGCAATTTGACGGCAAGGACAAGGTATCACAGTTCAGCGTTTGGGAAGGCAAATCCGATGACGCAGAGTAAATAAAAAAGCCAGCGATTTCTCGCTGGCTAGGTAGTATATCAAGTCTTGCTGCTACTCGCAGTTATTTTTTCTTACATTATAGCATTTAACCGGTCTGCATGGCCGGTTAAAAAATACACAAAAATAGAACGTACGTTCATAAAAGAATCCATTATAGAATAAGGAGGCCGTTTCATGTGGGTTGAAAAGCAGAAAAACGGCAACTTTAAATTTGTCGAACAGTATATTGATCCTAACAAGAAAGGCAGAAATAAATACCGTCGCATATCGGTAACATTTGATCGCAAAACCAACCGAACTATCAAGGAAGCTGAACGAATACTGGCTGAAAAGAAAGCCGAAAAAATAGCCGAGTTCGACTCCGGCGTAGTCAAAGAAATGACATTCGAAGAAGTTATGAGCGAGTGGGAAAAACTCTGGGAAAATAATGTTTCTGCTGGTTCAATAAAGACGTGGAAAAACTGTCAAAAGCCCAGAATTAGAAAAGAGATTGATACATCACGTCTTATTACTTCTTTCAGCGAAAAAGAAATATCAATTCTGCTAGAAAAAATGCTTTACAAAGAGAACTTTTCAAATTCATTTGTTGGCGCAATTAAAAGTAAATTAAACGCCATCTTTAAGCACGCTTATAAATACAATTATCTTTCTAATCCATTGAATTTCACTTTATTAGACGTGCAATGGAAAAAGACACGTACTTCAATTGAGAAAAAATACTTAGATGATGATGAATTGGAAAAAGTATTAGCCTTTATGTACCGGAGAAATAGGATAGTCGGGCTTGCTTGTGAGCTGCAGGTTTTAACAGGCTTGCGTATAGGTGAACTGCTTGCACTTCGTAAACGCGACATTATGAGTGATGATGATAAATATTACCTAGATATTAACGGAACGATGGTCAAGCGGGAAGACGGAGCCACTGTTCGCCAAAACTTCACAAAAACGCCTGATAGTATGAGAAAAATCGTTTTGAACAAAAGAGCTACTGAAATATGTATGGCATTGCCTGTCTACAATAGCGATGATGACTATTTATTCGCAGGAAAATTTGGGAAGCCGATATCCTATAGCCTTGTCGGCCATTACTTTGCTCAATGTCGAAAAGAAGTCGACATTGATAAGGATTTAGTGTCCCATACACTACGCCACACTCACGTTTCTAAGCTTGCCGAACTAGGTATACCGTTATACGTTATATCAAAACGTGTCGGCCATCACGATGCCAAAACAACCAGTAACATTTATCTACACGTCACGAAAAAAGCCGAAGGAAAATACAACGACATCATCAGCAAACTATAG